AGCTGGTGCTGCTGACCAACTATAAGCTCCGTGTCCATGACCTACAACATATGCTACTAATCCTTTACATACTCTCAACGACTCCTTGTAAATATCAATCATCCAATTAACCCAATCTTCTGTACACCTCGCTATTCCTAGATTTTTACCTTCTTCTAAATACAATCTTGCTTCTTCATACGGTGGACTGCCAAAGATTAAATCAATAGAATTGTCTGGAAGCGTTTTCATTACTTCCAGACAATCACCCAACCAAAGATCTCCTTCATCAAATTTAAAATTCTTCATTTCTACTTCTCTGGTTTTTGACGCCATACACCATTTACATCAATCCATTCTTTCATATCGGACCAAGACTTACCAATATCTGCTACGGATACTTCAATGGACATCGGTACAGTGACCCAAGGAAACGATTTAGGAAGGTCCACAGAAACTAATTCGTTAACTTTACCAAGGACGTCCTGTATTTCATCAGGTGGTGAATTACCTTCACAAGAATCATGAATTTGACCAACTATTGTGGTCCTCATCTTATTCTTTTTCAACCATTTCTGTAATCTGATTAGAAACCAAAGTAAACAATGGAAAGCTGGTCCTTGAACCGGATAGTTTAACACTGCGTTCTTAGACATGGGTCCCCCAACCCAAAATCCTGTCTTAGTGTAAAATCCACCATTCTTCTGAAACTGCTCGTACCAATCCCTCTTCCATTGAGTATACCCTGGAAACCGTTCATACCAAAATATACGTTCGACTTCTTTGATATGATGTTCAAAAGTACCCTTCTTGGTTTCTATTTCAGGATCAAATGTCCCGCCTTCTTTAATTCCTCTTTTTGCTAAATGCGCCTTAATATGCGTACCATCAGCTAATAATAAATCCTTCTCTCTGCAAACAGATTCCCATATATCTTTTGCAGTTTGTTTGTAATAACTTCCATAAAACTCTGCAAACACAAATTGGTTCTTAGAAATGTGACGTAGCTTCTTAGTTACTAAATCTCTATGAAGCATAAAGATATCAGCTCCAGTATCTTTATGCATATCCTTAGATTTATCTGTAACATAAGCTTTTAAAGCTTTGTCTCCAGTAACCACCGAAGCTACGGCGACTTCACAATTCTTAACTATTACACCGGCAGATAAAGCATAAGTATGAAATCCTTCTACAGTGATATTATAAACATCGGCACGGCCAACAAATTCAACATTTACAACTTTATGATTGTACGTCTCTTTGTATTCCTTTAATGTTAATTTATGAATCTGCCTTAAATGAACATGTAAAGCAACAAATTCTTGTTTACATATCTCACAAACGACTTTTTTCAACCATTTCCCCAAACCTTTACCTTTTCTACCATTAGATATGTTTCTTTTAACTTCATCACTGCACGGCTTTCCATATCTTCCGTTCTTTTCTCCAACATTTGGCCCTGCTCTTTTCTTACCCTCCATCATGCGTTTATGCCATTCTTCCCAATCTTTTTCTGTCCATTCTTCTCTTCTTCTTTTATTCAATTCTCTCATCAAAGATTTAAATTCATCTGATTTTTGGTAAGAAAAATCCCTACCAGCACTCTCATTCGGTTTACTATCCCACCCCTGCAAAGAATGGATTCTCATATGTTCCGAACGAGTCATTAGTTTAAGATTGTTTAAACTATTATTGATACCATTTCCATCTATATGATGTACCACCAATCCATTCTGGGTTATCCTTGTATTGTATACATCCATTACAATCAAATTATGGGCCAACATCGACTGCCCATTATTCAAATAAATTTTAATATAAGCGACTCCCTTACTACCATCCTTTTTCTTGCCCCTCTTATTTTTCTTATAGAAAGGCATTAAACTGTCACCAACATCAAGATCCCTTAACTCAACAAACGAACCATCACGCTTAATAAAATTATGATTCTTAGTAGCAACAATTTCTTCCCCATTATCCAACACTACTTTCCAAACTTCTACATTTCTTCCTGTTATAGCACCTTTTGTTACAAAAGACACTGATACTCGTTGTTTCTGATGATCATATCCATATACATAAATCTTCTCACCAGAATTCACTCCATCAACTATGCTCTTGATTTCCCTTGGTCCATCAATAGTCTCAACTAAAGTTTCGCCTACAAAACATCCCTTAAAATCTGTTTCCCAAAAGTGCATCCCTTCCCTTGGTATAAACACAGACCTTACTAAGTTAGCTGCTGTTTCATCTCTTTTTGGGAAATTATGGAAATTAGGATCAGATGAAGAACTTCTGTACGTTCTTGTACTATGTAAATGGAAAAATGGATGGAGAATTCCATCCATTGTTTCCCTTCTGATACCTTTTAAAAACGTACCTCCCGTTTTCTCATATTCCTTCATAGTAAACAAATCACGAACAAACGGGTGGTTTACATCCTGTAATGCTTTTTCCGAAGTAGATGGTTTATTGTATTTCCCATCATCCCTCTTACCAAATCCTAGATCCTCATCACTACCTTTGGCGGTAAACCTGGTTGGTTTTACCCCCATTTTATTATACAGAATATGTGCTAATTGAGGACCACTACTAATCTTTGCTTTTCTACCAAACTCTTCTTGCCATAACTTCCATACTTCAGTCTTCTCTAACTTGGCTTTCTTTATCCTAATCTTCTTGTTAACCTTTTCTATCGTCGCATTTAACAATTCTGTATCTACACGAATACCATTCTGTTCGATCTGAGATAATATTAATGCCCCATCATGAAACAACTTATACGCTTCTGGAGTAGAAGCTTTCATATTCATAAGCTCACCAATCTTCTGGTTCTTCTGTGTCTATCTCGTCTTCAGAATCATCATCTTTACTTTCTTGGATTGGATCGTACCGAACTAGACTGACATCTTCTAAATTAATAGAGAAATCACCCTTCTCACTAATCCAAATCTTTGACACAACCCTATCTTCTGCCATCCAATCTACAAAATGCTTGATAGCCCCTTGTGCGTCTTTTAATGAAGATATTTTACCATCTGGTTCAGTCTCTCCTTTACGAAAAAACATGAGTCCAACAACTTCTGGTCCTTCAGAAAATTCATATCCATTATTTTCCATTTGTTTCTCCAGATTTGTAATCTAAAACATTGTTTAAAAAAGTAACTAAAGACTGTCTACACTGTTCTATCTTTCCTGTAAGGCCGGAATTAGCCCACTGAGCGGATTCTTTGGATGCTTTAGATAAACTAGCTTGAGCATCCATTAAATGTTTGATGATCTCACACTTTCTATAATTCTCAGTGCTAATTGACATATCCACCTTTCCTAGATTTTTCCATTAAACTTTCTGATAGTTTTTTCATCCATAATGGATTTATTTTCCAATCTTCCAATATCATGCTCATAATCTTCTTATGATCGGGAGGGACCCATCCTTCGGGTTTTTGATATTTACCAACCTCGTTTATTATAGCCTCTCCTTTAGGAAATTTCGCGTCGTTTGCCTGACATACTTCAGATAAATGAAGTATGTCAGGCACTCCCATCGCACACAAAGCACCAACCGCCGTGTAAACAGTATCACACGCTCCGTCTATAATTTCGTAAATATCCAACTCTTCTTTCGATTTTGTTGGAGTGAGTACGAAGTTTTCACGGTCCTCTAAAGATTGAGGATGAAATCCAAAAGCATGAACCGTTTCTATTGCTTCCTGCAATATCAAACGAGCGAGTAGTTCTCTAGCTTTTGGATCATCAGGAATCGTATAAAGAGGTTGTACTATTTGTGCCTGATTCTTCTTAGACGCTATTGCCTTATTTCTGAGATTGCTTATCGCTACTTGACTCAGAAAATCGCTCATTATCTTGTCTGTCCTTTCTTTGAATCTTATCCCAAACTTCTCTTCTGTGGATAGATACTTCTCTAGGAGCTTGAATACCTATACTAATCTCCAAACGACCTGTATTTAAATGGGCGTCCATAATTACAATTGTAATATCATCACCAATCATAATTTGTTCGCCAATTGATCTGCTTAAAATCAACATCCTATAACACCATCTCGCCTTTCTTTCAGTTATTCTTCATTGAAAACTATAATCCTATTCATTCACCTTTTCATGTGGTTGAAGCTTCATACCTGAGACTTCTATTAGACCATCTACTATTTCCTCCTTTGCTCCATAAAAGATCATTGGATATTTAGCTTTTACAAGATTGTACACTTGAGCGAATATTTGCCTTATTTCCCACTCAGAATGCCTAGAAGTTCTTAACTGTACGATATGTCGTAAAGTTCTGAGATTTAATCCGAATCCTATTTCATTACTTTGCCCGTTAGGCAACACCCTTCGCAATGCAGAAGTCTTTTTCTTCTTTTCTGCAAAATCTTTCATCTCTGGCAATCCCAATTTGATCACCATCTTATTATAACGATCTTCAATTATTCCTTGAAGTTCAATTACATCTTCTCTCACTGGGTCCAAAATAGGATCGAACACTATATCTACACTATCTCCCCTAACATATCTCCCACTAGTCTGAGAGAATGATGTACCAACTCTGTGTCTGACTAACTCGTGAGTCAATACTCTTGAACAGTTACAAATTACAAAATTCAAGTAACAATGCTCAAGAACTGATCCGTGACCAGAGTTAAAAATGCCTTCTAAATTACCTTGAATATCTCTAATCCTAGTGATATTCTTATTCTTGTCAAGCGTAAGACTAGCGTAACAAAGCTTTCCATAAAAAGAGCATAGAATCTCACCGTCTGATAATCCTTTATCATGTGCTTCTTCCATTGTAGCAAGAAAATCACCGTTGCCAGAATCTATCAGATATTCTATCATTCCATCGTATAAAATACCTGTCTCACCAATAAAATACACTTTTGGAGATACTAACCTACCCATTCCTAACTCCCCAATAAGAAAAACTTTGAAACTTCTTGAGAAGAATTTCTATTCTTCAAATAACTTTCACCAGTTATTGCAGTAAAATAATCTGTTATATCCTTGACTGCTTTAATCACACCAGATTCTGTACACTCTTGTCTGAGTTCAGACAACTTAATTCCTGGTCAACCAAATCCACTTTTCATAGCTTCTTTGAGTTTTAATCTATACCCATTGACAAAAGCCCAGCATGGTGGACCAACCCACTTTTCAGTTTCCCTTGCAATCAGGGTCTTTTCCATTTGAGTTAACACCATACACCTCTTTACAAGCCTTTAATGTATTCTCATGTAGTTTTAAAACATAACTACATCCACCATCTGCATCCTTTTGATACCCTCCTGCTAAATTCCATACAATAGGGATATTTAAATCTTTGGCAATACTAAACATCGTAATATCTCTTTCATACATCTGATCCTGGTTAAGAACCCCACCAAATGGATCTGATATATGCACATCCGCTCCAGCCTGATACATAATAACGTCTGGTAAAAAAGTCCGCATTCTTCTTTCTACAGTGTCAAAATACATCATATATTCTTTACACTGCAGTGGATTAAAAAAATATTTACCAAAAGTTAAATGAAGGTACTTCTTTTCTTCTAAATCTATACATGGCAATATGTGTTCGGTACCATTACCAAAATGCATATCACAATCTATTATCGCCACTTTTTGGCACAATTTATCATGGATTAATTTTTCTCCTGCTATGACTAATCCATTAAAAGTGCAGAAATACCCTAATCCGTACCATCCATCATAACCAGCGTGATGGAAACCAGATACTGGAGCACACACAGGAACTCGATTCTGTATTGCTAATTTAGCTCCAGTATACATTGCCCCATTAGTGTAAGGAAGACTATCAACAACTGATTGAGATCTAGTTCCAAATCCATTATCACGCTTTAGCGAAAGTACATCGTCTACAAAATTAGATTCATGACATCGTTTTATATCATCAACACTCACAGGTTCTGGTTCGACAATCTCTATAATGTCTTTGTACGGGGATTCTTTAAGCAAATCTACAAACAACTTAGGTTTGATAGCAGAAGGACTTACTATATGACTATCAGACACCATCTTATCTGAATATACGATAGGAAACTTCATTACTCCTCCCCACTCATATCTAGTGACATCTTAGATGAATAAGAAATTCCTTCGAACTGTGGTTCCTGAAACATCTTATTTGTTTCGTTAACTTCTCTTTGTTTTGGTTCCGCATTTCTAAATGGTTTTTCAAACTTTAATTGTGCAATATCTTTATTTTCCATCTTATATCCAATTTGCTTCTTCTGTATCCCTTCTCTCCATAGTGATTTTCGTTCTCTGTTATGCTTGCTCATGTATTAACTCCAATGTTTCTCATTTGAATCTTAGCCACCTCTACTTCTAAAAGACTATCTAATCCGCAATACAATAATAGATCACGCATTGCGAGTTCTCTAATTCTATTAGGCTCATTACATCCTGTTTTAACGGATTTCAAATAAGGTGAGATATGATCGTTATATGCTTCTTGACCAAGTAACACTAAACTTTGGAACTTCAACCCAGAAATACCTGATCTGTTATCTAAAGTGTGGGCCGCCAACATTGTGTCCCACTTCCAATTCCTTACCCCATGACCAAACTCTTTGCGCGTCCATCTTTCCTCAAATTTCATATTGGACGCTATCTTACCTATCTCTTTACATCGAATAAACTCTTTGGTGGCTTTTACTGTAGGACCATACCAAGGATAAGTTAGAGTTGTATTACCATCACTTAATGAACAACATACTATTTGTGCATTTTTACCATCTGGCTTCAACGTGGTGGTTTCATAATCTAACGCTGCCAACTTAGGTTGACAATCTATTAATTCGTAGATGTTTTTAGCAGCTTCTTCTGGATTGATTACTACATTTACTTTAGATTTGAAATTAGGAGGTTTCCCACCCCATGCTTTCCCTTTTAGATCAAAAGCCCTCTTTAAATGATCTTTAAAACACATCCGAAGGACTTTATTCTTCTCTTCCCGTAGCAAATACGCAGGATGCCAAGTTGGGCAAGCCCATACTTCTGGCTCTTTTAATGGTATTTGCCATCCAACCCATCTTGAAACACCTTCCCCGGCTTCCATATCCCAAATACTTCCAATCAAACTACTTACAGCAATGCCACCCAAAAGTATCACAGTATTTGGTTTATATTTTTCAATAGTGTTGAAAAGATTTGGTCTACAATACTCCACTTCATTTTTAGTTGGTGTTTTATTTCCACCTCTTTCATTAATTGGTCTACAAATTATAGAATTTGTTACCCAACAATCCCTCTCTAAATCTACTCCTATTTCATATAGTATGTCCCTTAATAATTCTCCCGAGGCACCAACAAAAGGTTTTCCTTCGTCATCTTCATTTCTTCCAGGAGCTTCACCAACAACCAACACTTTCCTCTTACCATCCCCTATAGGATGCATCTTTTGTGATTTACAACGTCTATACAAACCGCAAGCACCGCATCTAGGTATTCCACTTTGCGGTGCTTTGATAGATTGTAATTCAGATGATGAAAAAAATCCGCGATTTAACAAATACTACCCACCTTACTCAGATTATTCTGGAATTTCTTCATATTCAGTAATTGTTCTAAGTTCCGTTACTTGCTTAACTTTCTTTACTTTTCTCACCCTTTCTACTTCTTTTAAAGTGATCTCTTCTCCACACCAAGGGCAATAATTGATCTCACAAGTTTGTTCAGAAGGTCCGTCGTAATCAGGTTCAGTCCAACACAATTGTATTTGAGGAGTATTTCCTCCGGCGGAGTAGACCGCCACGTCGCAGCCAGGGCACAGTTCATCCAGTCGGTCATGGACGGCGGAGTACCACAGGAGCTTCGCACCCAGCTCCCGCACCGCCCAGCTCCACATGGGGGAGTCGGTCATGGTGTTGGGCTGGTTCGGTGCGTAGCAGAGGATTCGCAATCGTGTCATAGGAACTCACGAAACTTGACTTGTGGCTTCTCTCTTGTTGATCCCGTCTCGTTCGGATCACACTCGATACAGGTACAAACGTAAAAGGGAACGATGCCGTGATTGACTCCGCGAGGGCTATTACAGGAACAACCATCCGCAACTTGATCGTCTCCTGTCAACGGCTTGCCACACCCACGGCAGTTCATAGTCTCACCACCCATATTGGAGTGCCGTAGATCCCGTAGTCTGGCCGGACTTCGGCTCGGTCGCCGTACCGTTCCCAGACCGCCTGAATGACGCCGCAGTGCATCCCATCGACGTAGTTGCTTGCCAGTTCCTCCGCCGTGAACGCTCTCGGGGGAGGAAGACGCTCGCAGTCATGGTCGCACAGTAGACCACTACGCTTGACCTTGGGCTCCCACGCCTCGATGCCCGCCTTCACGTCGGCGTAGCGGTGGTTGGCGTCGATGAAGCAGATGTCGAGGGAAGCGTCGGGAACCAACCGAGCCGCTTGGGGAGTCTTCTCCATGACGATCTTGACTGACCTGTTACCACCGACGTTGGTCATGAAGTCGCAAAACACTACGTTCTTATTGCTTGGATCGTGCCCCTGAAACTCCGTGGCAGGTAGCAAGCGGTGGTACGACCGTTCCAGCATCCCACCTCGCAGACCGTCATGCCCGGCTTGGCTTCATCCTCGATCAGGTCGCACTGCCAAGTCCTTGACAGATGGAACACTTCTCACCAATCACCGCGTCTTCTTGGGTTACTCCTGCTTCAACTGCAACTTTCTTCTTTTTCTTTTTAACGACAGTGACAGAAGGCTGCTCAGTATCTTCTTCTGCTTGTTTCAATTCCTTTTCTACTGCTTTAGATAGACATGTACAATACTCAAAGTTTTCACCAGTCACCTTTAATTTTGTGTCGCTAATTTGACACTCGGTATATTTAGTGCATATCTTAATCAACAGGTCTGGACTAATCATAAAAGACATTAACTTACCAGTGTAATCTATTGATTTTGGAGCGGTATATGTTGTGGTCTCCCCTTCACCAATAACATACATCTTCTGCTTTTCACCGTTAAGAATTATCTTAACTTGGTTATAATCTGGGTTCTTAGAAGATGATACAGAAGCCGATGCTACCTTTTCCGCTAATCCCTTTGGCAACTTAACTACTACACCATCGTTTTCCAATAATGCATCTAATGGCACTTCTCGTAACACCCTCATACAAGAAAGAACTAACCCAGAAGGGTTTCTAAAATGCACCCAATTATCACCTTCACAAAATTCATTAACCCCCAACGAAAGAATTGGCTTTATAGAATCCTTACGAATTAAAGAAGGATTCTCAAATCCGGTTGATATTGTATGCTTACAAACTTGAAATCCATCACAAGCCTGTACATAATCTGGGGTTATGTGTAAACAAATTGTAGCAAACTGCTTCTCATCCCTTCCCGCACACTCCTGCACGACTGCTAGAGCGTCTAAAAACCCTTCTGGAATATCCTTCCAATCTTCAGGATTTTCTATACCATCTAACTGTAACTCCATCTCATTTTGTTTAGAACAATTGACCCATTCTCCTTTTCCTCTCAATACTAATTTCTTTCCCTTGTCTTCTATCTCTATCTCATCAACTTTCATTCTCTTAACATGTTCTAAAAATTCCCTCTCTTTTATAGCTCCCTCAATGTCATTTGGTAATCCGCTCTTTGTTCTAATAGCTAGATTACCATTGTATGTATACACCATCCCGTTTTTAAATGTAAAACAATCAGATTGCTGGATATCTTCTTTTTTAGTAAGTGCACCAGCAACTGCTTGTAATGCGTTCAATAAAAACTCTCGTTTAACAATCACTTATTTCCTACCTTTCTGTATAACCATCCCCCAGTAAGAGGACTTACATCTCTTTTCCATTTTGGCTTTCCAAAAGTTTGCTCTTTTTCTTGCTTTATAACTAATGGAGCTATGGTCCCAAGTAAATCCCCTGGTAGTAACCCACCCTGTTTTATCACAACAATAGGCCCATCCTGCCTACTAAACCACCAAGATACAGAATCTTTATCAGAAGCCCACTGCTTAACTCGATGATACAGTAAATTGAAATTTTCTAATTCAACGAACTGTTTTATTCCACTCCCTAACAATCTTACCACGCTTAAATTATCGTCTACATCAATTCTCTTAGCGGTCTTAATTTCAGTTCTTAAATACTTAGGAACTGCTTGAAACAGTTTAACTGGCTTTGAATCTTTGTAAGTAGAATCTGACACTAAAACATCATAATGGATCTTCTGAACTTGTTTTCTTTCATCATCGTCTGATAACAAAGTTAGAATAGTTCCATTAGTGTAATACTTAGAAGATAAGATTGTTTTCAACAATCTATTTCGATATGGGCTTTTAGAAAGTGAGTGAAGTAATTCTTCAAACGACGTGGATTTACCACCCAAAGATCCTTTTACTATCATTAGCTTATCCTTTATTCAGATGGCTTACTATCTCCATTATCATCCTTAATGTCATCCTTAATGTCTTCTTCCTTATCGTTAACTGGTTCTCCACCACGAATCTTACGTTTCTTTACTCGCTCTAATTCTTCTGCACTCGTACCACAATATCTCATGTTATTTCTGTAATAAAATACCATAGAGATACGTTCAAAAGCATTCTTAATTCCCACTATTTGAGTGTTACCATGCCATTCATGCACATCCGCTAAAATGACATCTCGTGTACCTAAATCAACTGCAACTTTAAACCTTGGGTATGTATAATACCCACCAGTAAATTTCCCTGCTCTCAATACAGAAAGAACTCCGAATCCTTCCTTTAAATCTCCAGCGTCTTTGTGTACTGCAGTAGTCCAATTATGGTTGACCGTAACTGTAGTAAATGCTGTTCCTGGGATCACAAAATCCTTAGATGTTTTTTCAATAAGGTCTTTTTGTATCTTATATCTATCTGGATGACCTTTAGCAAAAACTTGATCCACTGCTTGAATGAAAGGAATCGCTTCAACCCATTTTTCTACATGTTTTTGAGTGAATGAAGTTTGTCTACAATATGGAAATCGAGCATTACGATCAGCATAACCAATAATACCACTTTCAACCTGTTGAGCATAATTTGTATTACTGACTGTACCATCCATCTTTAATGGACGTGCTCTGGTACCAGTTATAAATCCAGGTGCCGCTTTCTTAACTCTATTACCATGCCTAAGTTCAGGATTCTCTGGTAATATACCAGCAGCAATCCCCCTATTCTGAGACATACTCCATGCTTCCCTTAAAGAAGGCCAAGCCTTCTTACAAATGGAAGCTGGTAAAACCTTCTTAAAATACATTAATAAAACAGACCCATCTGGTTTATATACAATAGTATCTTCACTGTTAACTAATATATTCCAATGGGAATCGTCTACAAATGTACCTTTGAACTTCTCGGTTTCTTCTGGTGTTAAACAATCTTCTTCTTTAATATATATCTCTTTCATGATTCTTTAATTTCCCTCAATCCCATACGATGGATTATAGAATAAATGGTAATACCAACGATCTCTCCAGTACCTTCGGATTTATGTAAGGCAAATAAATTACCTACACCTTCAACGATAACGTCTTCGGCATAATTATTATCGTTTTTCCAAAATACCTCGAATTGATCTCCATCCTTATTATAATAAACTGAAGGCTCAAAATCAGGAAGAGAATTCGCCTCTATTTCATCAATTATTTTTGGAAGAATTTTACAGATTCTTCTGGTGAACTAATATGTAACTCTTCTTCTGGAAATTCAAACACCCTTCTTGGTATTCTTTTAATCTTCATTTCCCAACATCTCCATTATCGACTTGACATTCTTCTCCAAATCTTCCACAGTTTCATTATTGAGCACTTTTACATCCTTTACAGATTCCTTTAATCTTTTAGCTTTTGTAACTCTCCCTTTAAGCCAAGTCTCACTCTGCGTGTCATTCCTATCTTTATGTCTTTGTTTTTGAATATCTTCTGAAACTTCTAACATAACCCAACTACAATTCACACCCAACTTCTCCATCTCTTCTATAAAAGAAGAATTAAATAAACGATCTCCTTCAAAAAGCACATTCCAATCCTTCATACCTGGATCAGATACCCAAGCTTGCATTACTCCTAAAGCGACAGGTTGTACTCCCATACTTAATCTATCAGTACCCCCAAAACCTGCCTTGGCGTAACTTCCTAATACAATACATTTAGTATCTGCATGAATCTGATATACTAAAGTGTCTATCTTCTTTATCTTACCTTTTCCTAAATTACTTATCACATGACGCATCAAAGTAGTCTTACCAGACGCGGGACAACCGCCAACGGCAATTATCTTCATATTACCCCTTGTAGATATATGAACTCAAAACTCTACTGTACCGCTCTATCTTTTCAAGGAAATTAGAGAATACTGGGTTTCCTAAAGCATTCTTCCTACATTTTCTTAAATGTTGTACTGATTCAGCACCACTTATTTCCATACAACGAATACACAAAAGAGCGCTGAACAGAGAACTACGATTTCTTCCCGCTTGACAATGCACCAACACCTTTAACCCTTCTTCTAACCAATTTCCAACTCTTACAGATTCCTGAAGCAGCTTATCAAATGCTAAAGTCTTACCATCCGGTATATGTAAGTATACATACTTATCTTTGTATCTATCAGATACATGTTTATCTACAACTTTCGTCAAGCACACTACTGCATCTATATTGAGTTCATCTAACTGGATTCTCTTCCAATCCAGACTTTCCCTCCAAAACTGCGGGCTTTGATACAACTTCCCTTTTATGATCTCCCACGTCTTTAATTTTTTCATCTTACCAAATCACTGGATTTTTAAGATCTTCTTTAGATTTGACATAATTGTATTTAGAATCCGTCCACGTATAACCATGATCTACCAAACATTTTCCAAGTTCGTCTCTAACATAATCCCATCCAGATAATTCACCTAAACAAACATTGGGAAATAAACTTTTCCTAGCGTTGTAGAAAGGAACGTTCAGCCCAAAATGATCTCGAATCTTACGTTCGTAATTCATTTCTGTATCATGAGATCTACCAGGATAATGATGTTTCTTTATGAAAGTCTGTTTGTACTCACACAGACAAACTTGAAGCTGAAAGAAACTTACCTTGGTTCCGTACTCTATCTCCAACTTTTCCTTGGTCTTCTTAGCACATCTATCAGATACTTTTAAATTCTCTGTAGAATCATCACCCAATAAATGATCTTTATATTCTGGCCACAACAAAGAAAGAGCGGTTCTTGGACTCCATCCACCCTTAGTTCTGACATCGTATATCTCAGTACGAAAGTCAAGATATCTGTTACCATACTCCAAAAATTTAATTGCTACATATCTTCCCATTGTGTAAATCGAAGTAACATCCTCCCAAGCCGCGTCATATCTTTCTTTTCCTACTTTTTTAGAATCTATCCAACCCCTATCTTTGTTAATTTTATTGTACAACCATTTTGCAGCAGAATTAAAAAACTTGTAGAACTTTACTGGGGATCTAACACATTTTCGCTCTTTACGAAGTGCTATTCCTTTCCAATTATCCATCGCCCATTGCTCAAAATTTACTAATCCTTCTTTGTTAACTCTTTCCCAAGGCCATTCTTTCCACACCATACTAGCAGTGGGGACTACGTAAGCTCCGACGTAACACAACCCCCTCCAAACCTTTTCTGGCCAATCCACCCCATCTAATTCCCCCATCCTACCAGTCAACGAAATTTGGGGATCTGGTCCTCCTGACCACATCTCCCATTTGCAAAACTCAGCTAAATTAGACCAATGATCTACTTCAGTTTCAGTTTTATTCATTCTAGTATTGCATATATCATAGAAAATGGTTTTCTTGGATTCTTCCAAACATCTCCCTTTTCAGGAAGTTTCTGATCAAACATTACACTATATCCAAGACCTGTAAGTCTATCTCGAATATTACGAATTCTTACTATTGATGGATCAAAACTATAATGATACTCACAAACAATCTTATTAAACTCAGGACTGATATTCTCCAATATTTCGATTTCTGATCCTTCGCAATCCAATTTCAGATTCAGATTCTTCTCACCAAGGTACTTTTTAGATATATCTATACAGTCCTTAAAACTTATGCAAGAGACCTCCACAGTCGGTCTAGGGGTCTTCCAACGATTGATAAGAGAATTACCCCCAAAATTACCCCTATGAGTATTTCTGTAAAGGCTTACAGTTGGTGATTGTATTTTTTGAACTACTGCTGCTTGATGTACCAACGGTGAAAATCCATTTAATTGATGATTCTTTTTGTACATCTCAACATGTGTGGGATCAGGCTCAAAACTACAAACTTTTCCACCTACTGACAACACCCGTATAGCGAAAGAACCTATATGACCACCAACATCAATCCAGTTTTCGTCTTTTACAATTGGAAACTTCTTCTCGTACGGATGCTTCAATAAATTATCTTCCACTACAACTAAATCCTTAGCATCTTTACGTATTTGAAATTGCAATCCTCCTACTGTTACATCCTCTAACAAAGAAAAATCGTTCTTACCCATCTAAATATACACCCTTCAATTAGCAATAAATTGTTCGACTTCAGTTCTAGCAACTTCGTCAGTATACTGAACTGGAGGCGATTTCATGAAATAAGAAGATGGCCCTAACAACGGACCGCCTACTTTACGATCTAATGCAATCTTTGCACATCTAATTGCATCAATAACAATACCAGCGGAATTTGGGGAATCCCAGACTTCGATCTTACATTCCAATTTCAATGGCACTTCTCCAAATGCGGTTCCTTCTATCACAATATGACAATACTTTCTATCCTTTAACCAAGGAACATAATCTGAAGGTCCAACATGTATGTTGTCCTTATCCAAAGTGTAGGGAATCTGACTTGTCACTGACTGAGTTTTAGATATCTTCTTAGACTCTAAACGATCCCTTTCAAGCATATTAAGAAAATCAGAGTTACCTCCGAAGTTTAACTGATATGCACGGTCAATTCTAACACCGCGTTCAACGAAAAGTCTGGCCAATACTCTATTAAGTATTGTAGCTCCAACTTGACTCTTGATATCGTCACCAATGATAGGGAGATTAGCGTCCGTGAATCTCTGAGACCAATAAGAATGATCAGAAGCAATAAAAACAGGAATGCAGTTAATAACTGCTACCCCAGCCGTCAAAGCTTGCTCCATATACCACTTAGTAGCTTCTTCAGAACCTACTGGTAAGTAGTTTACCAATACGTCAGTATTGGTATCTCTCAAAACTTTGACAATGTTAGCGGTTTGCCTCTTATCTATCTTAACCTTTTCCTTTAAATACTTTCCAATCCCATCGTGGGTCATACCACGTACTACAGGAGCTCCTAAACGCCCGACTTTAGCGAATTGTATGGTGTTGTTTGGAAAAGAATAAATTGCCTCCCCAACATCAACACCTACTTTTCCACTTACAACGTCAATACCACAAGAAAACTCAACATCGTTAACATGATATGGTCCCAGTTTAACATGCATCAATCCTGGAACAAATTCATCTTCCTTAGCATTCTTATAAAACTCAACACCTTGTACAAGTGAAGAAGCGCAATTACCCACACCTAATATTGCGACTCGTATTTTATTTCCCATATTTATGCGATCTCCTAGATTAAACCTTTACCTTTGTCTTCTTCTTACTCTCTTTTTCTACATTCTCTTCTGTTTTGGTATAAGAATCTTTTAATATTCTCATAGATTCAATAACAGTATCAGTCAACGTCTTAGTGCCTAGCTTCTTCCCAAGATAAGAAACCACATCTTCAAATTCATCTATATTTGATGAACTACAATACAGCTGTAACATGCGGACGTGACTGTTTTCTGGAACGAAAGGTGCCTCAACAGCAACTTCTCCTCCGTCCTCATCCGAGTCATCAATATCTAAATCTAATTCCTTAGGCTTTAATGTCTTACTACCTTCCCCTAACTCACTAAACAAAGAAGCGGTGGCCTTGCCCTTAACTTTGATTTCCTTTGCCAACTTACCAAACTGATCTTTTTCAATTTCTGCCAAATCAGATACTGCGTCATAAACCGCCAGTAACATCTTAGCTTCATCTTCAGATAAATCAGTAACTAATACGGGCACTTCCTGACTTCCTAATTCTTCTCTTCGTAAATGACCATCGATAAGTAAATACTTACCTTTTTCTACTTCTCTAGCAATAACGGCTCCAGCAACTCCAATTTCCCCAAACACTTCTCTAAGAACTTCCCTTTGCTTTTCTGGATGTCCTCTAAAATTCCACGGATTTGGAATAAGATCTGAAGCTTTAACATACACTAACTTCTGAATTCTATTCTTATAATTAACTGGCTTAGACATCTTTTACCTCAAACATAAAAAATAATGATTTACACACGTTTATTATGGCCTAGAATAACAAAAAATCCTAGTAAAATATCTTAAATTTAAATTGTTAGACAGTAACGACTTGTGTCTCAGAACGCTTTGGAATTGCTTCCACACGAACCAACCTAAAACAATAACCATCGCTACCATCAAAACAAATTCCCCTCTTAACAGCGGTGGCCACAAATCCAAGACTTCTCAGAAAACTAATTGTATCATCTGCATTCTCACACGCAGTAAAACACAACTTGTTTACTTTATGTGTAAGTTTTCTATATGCTTCTTGAACTAATTTAGTTCCGTAACCTCTTCTTCTATAATCAGGATGAACGCCTAATCTTTCAATTTGAATTCGGCTCTTCAAATAACTGTATAAATGAAATGCTACAACCTGTCCGTCTACTTCCATCACCTTTGCAGCACAATCTCTTTCTCTACTTCTAGTGTTTACATGATCTTGTAAAGCTTCTAATGTCAGCGTAGGATAAAAACACAAAGAATCTATTTCTAAAATTCTTTGGTAATCTGCTTTTTGTAAATACCTAACCCTCTTTCTCATTTTCTTAATCTGTTCACTAATTTTAATCTGTTCACTAATTTTAATCTGTTCACTAATTTTAATCTGTTCACTAACTATATCACACTGCACCTTTTGTAGCGGCAGCATTGACGCACCTATCTATTCTTGTAAGTGTTAAAAAGAAATTCACTCATCCTTGACTTCCGAAGTTCCTTGAGATAATATCTTCAAAATATGCTCTTTGGTTGTACCGTTTAAAAAAAAATCTAAATGAAATCCCATAATAGTTTCTCTATTTGTCGTTTTATCCTTCTTTCTATAAGAAGAGGTTATTTGTAAAAATGGAGATGGAAGGCATTCATACATCGCGCCGACATCTTCTAAATCACACCACAAATCGCATGGCATAAAAATAAGAGGGTCTCTCTGATCCCTCTTATGTATCAAAATCCATGATAATGCACCAGAATTTACCTTGCTTGTCTCTGCTTGTTCAAACCATTTTTCATATTCCTGTATAGCGCTAGTGGTAGGACAATCTAACAAATCTGCTATTGTATGTTTAGAATAACCTCTCTTACATTCAATAGCCACAGCCTTGATTAATGGCTCTCCCTCTGAATCTGTATTACAGATATCTCCACAATGACCTCTTGTCTGTTGGCCTTTTCTACCTCTTACTGTAGCCCTACCACCACTACCTGCTGTTCTCCAAAACAAATCGTCGTGTATCCCTTTGGACCACCAAAGGGATAACTTTTTACAGAGATCCCGTTCGTATGCACCTCCTTTAGCCATAACACACTCATTCTGGAATTGAGATATAAAAATTGAATGGTTGAACTGGTTTACCTTCATCAAACCTATCAATAAACTTTGTGGCTCTTGTTGGTAACATTACTTTCGGAGATGTCTTATATCCACCTAACCCAATACAATCTCTAAATACACAAATACCATTCTTTTTATTCAAAGCTCTTTTTATTGCCAGTGCAACTGGACAATTTCTAACAACCCTGGCCATATCATAATGAATATCTTGTGTTTCTACTGACACTTTAACTCTCTTCATCTTCATCGTCCTCCTCTAAAGTGTTAAACTTAGACTTATTCTTATTAGCCGTTTGTATGAATTGCTCTACATCTGGTCTCCAAATACCATGACGTTCTATCACGGCCTTAAATTCTTCCACATCATGAGTCACTGTACCCAGCTTTGGATCACCAGTTTCTTCATCTACCTTCACCACTGCATGACACAATTCATGATCCACTAAAGCAATACGATCTTTGTTAGAAAGCGTTTCCCATACAGGATAACTTATAGTCATCATAAAAAAAGGGTCGTTTAACCCTCTATCTTGATCTTCTTTATCTGCACCTAAATAAGCAGACTTCCCAGTTATCTTTTGCATTGTACCCCAAGTTTCTTTACCTCCTCTATTTGGGGTTTTTTCGCAAAACACATACTCTACACGAATATCTACTAAATGAGAATGATACTTAGGTATAAGATCATCTGCAATTGTTTTCACATCTGGCGCCGGTGACAACTTCACTCTACTTCTCCTTTACTGATTTTCAACAACAACACGATTACCAGAAGCCGTTAATCCAGTCAACTTATGATAAGTTGCTCTTTCTCCACTTCCACCAAATATCTGATCAGAAGTCTGACTACTGCAAGAATCTGAAGATCCTAAAGCACCTCCAACACGTTCGTTCAACCAAGAAACACCACTTCCACTATGACCGTCAAAAGGGACGGACAGCGACCTCAACGCTGTCAATTTTGTCTTTCCATTCTTGTGGTAGATCACCCAAAATCTTTAAAAGAACAGATTTTTCACTTTTAGCTAACATTGTTTTGATCGGAATAATAATCTCGTCCGGTGTAAAGACCACATACTGATACAAACGAGTTTTACCATCATTGTAACCAAACATTACAAACCCTCCTTAAAAATTCACATTGAAAGGTAACAACCTACGTAGATTTCTAATACTCTTCATACCTAGCTCGTCACAAATCCTTTCCCAACCTTCCCTATCTAATTTGTCATCTTGTAATGTAAAAGTTGGACACCCATCAAAAGGAAGTGTTACTAATGATTTATTTCTTTCCATTACTTGAGGATTAGATGTTATCTCTTTATATGCTTTGGTGCTAAACTTCAACTCACCTCGTAAAAACTTAGCTGCTGTTTTTTCACCTACTCCATCAATACCCTTTATTCCATCACTACCACATCCAGATATTGACATTACTCTCGCCCAATCCTCTGGTTCCACACCCCATTCTTTCCTAAAAGAATCAACAGTAATAGTTTTCTTCTCTTTAGGATTATACATAGATATGCGATCTGTTAAAAGTTGAAACAAATCGTGATCACTACCAATTATAACCGCTTCCTGATCTTCTGGTAGTCCTTTACAAATAGAAGCTAATATATCATCTCCCTCATAACCACTACAAGAAAAAATATTCTTACACCCTATTACTGGAAGATAATCTCTTCTTAATCTGATAATTTGATTACGTACTCTGAGATGAGATTGCTCTTCTTCTTTAGATAGGTCCCTTTTAGATTGACGTGAAGCTTTGTATTCTGGGTATACCTCATAACGCTTTGATCTTCCATGATCAAAGCAATGTACTACCCTACTTGTTACAAATTGTTCTTGCAGATCTAGTATAGTCTTAAAATACCCAAAAACGACCCCAGTGGGTAGTCCGTTGTGTTGGAGATCCCCTACGACGTGGTAGGATCTCCAACAGAGATAATTACCGTCTAATAGCAACCAAAGTGGCCGCATTTACTTACTTCCATAAAATAGGTCATTCTTTGGCTTGGAAACACATATATAAGACACCAATTGTTCCCAAGAAGATTGTACAGTCATCTGTTCTCCAACTTCTATCTTATCCAAAAGTTGTAAACTAATCCTAAGGGATTGTTTTTTACTCTCAAGTTCCTTATAAATTTGGCCTCTTTTATCCTTCCCCTTTTTTATTAATTCCTCTGTTATTTGCTCAAACGATTCCCCTTCTGCCTCTACATAATATCCTGAGGCAATCTCAAAACAAGCAGGTCGCAATTCTTTTTTAACTTTACATCCTATTGAAACATTATATCTCTCAACAGTATTGTCATCCCCTAAAGGATACACAGTAAGTTTATGTAATTTACAAACATCATCACTAAATTCCTTTTCCAATTTTGTCACCATCTCCGATATCTTCATTCCAATTCCTCCTCATCTATTTTACTGAAATCAAATTTGGGTTTACTACTGTTACTTTTCCTTGGTTTTATTCTTTCTAAATCGGCCATAAATTCTATTAACATAGATTGGCCTTCTTGCATATTGTACACCTCATCCGTGAAGTAATGATATTCTTCCTGCTCATCTAATGCATACAATAAATGGCCAACGAGTAAAGATATTTTACCGTGTGGCCATTTATCGAAAAAATTATGAACTAATGTTTCGTAATTTACTGGTTGCTTATTAAATATGTTTTCAGACACAAAATTTTATCCATATAGATTGTCTTCTTTAATATTAGTAACTAAACGTATCTTCCTATTCATCTTATGCTCTCCGAAGCATGTTTGTGAATTATCATACTTCCAACTTTTCCTATTCCAATCATAGTAAAAGCGTCTATAACACTTCCTGTATCGCAAAGCCCTTGTACGACTTCTGCCATGTTCAAAAATTCATCCAAATTTTCTTCCGACCATTTCATAAGTATACTTTCCATTTGTTCCGAACAATGAAGTATACTAAGTTCATCCCTAGTCATCATAATAAATAACCTCCTAATAATTATTATGGCTTCATTAAAATTCCTTATTTTATTTTTGGGTTTGATAATCTGTGATCAAAATACCGTCTAAATGATCCATCTCATGTTGCCAAACTCTAGCCTTTAATCCTGCCAATTTCCACGTTATCTTATCCCCAGATCTACCAATGTACTCCCCACGTATCCAGGTAGATCGCTCAACAATAACTTGAGTGTTTGGGATACTTAAACATCCCTCTTCTTCAAACGCAGTAGAATTACTCTTGCTTGTTGTGATAGGGTTTATACAAAGTTGACCATCTACCATAAAAGCCCGCCATCGTTTTCCAATTTGTGGAGCCGCCAATCCCAACCCTTTATGATATCGCAAGGTATCCCACAAATTAGCCCAAAGATCCCAATAGGTATTCTTCGGGGGAATCTCAACACAAGGTTCCCTCAATATTGGGTCGGTGTAATATACTATCTTCTCAATCATATATCAAACACCATAACTTCGTTCACTGGTTGATACTTTTCATTGACCAAAGAAACATTGGCTACTATCTTACTACCTATTTCGTATCTTCCATATCCTCGATGGATATGCCCAAATACATGCAATTTTAGATTTGGTAGTTCTTTAATTTTTTCTGTAAGAGATGGTGAACCAGTATGTTCAGTATCTGGCCATTTTTCTTTGTTTTCATCTGTTAACTTACGTAATGCTTCATCTCCATATCCAAACGGGGGAGAATGAGTTACAAGAATATCTGTGTCATCAGGTATAAGAGACCATTTCCTTCGCAACCCTTCTTCTTCCATATTGAACGCCCAATCAAAAAAAGGGGGTTGCCAAGGAGTTCCCCATACCTTCAACCCTTCTATTCCACACCCAGAATCTTGTAAGTATCTCCAACGAAGTCTAGGAACCATATGGGGCATCTTCTGAAATATCCAATCATGATTACCCGCTACTGCCACTACTTCCTTAGCTGGTATTTCATCTAACCACTTTTCAAACGATGACTGCAACCACTTCATCTGCCCAAAAGGACTATGATCTGATAACGGACAAATATCCCCTGCTATTAAGAGTATATCACAGTCAGGAATAGGAGGTAGCATCCCGTGTAAATCAGAAACTGCCGCAATCCTCACTTTATTCACCATACTCTGGAGAAAACAAATCAACCATTTCCTCTATTATCTGGTCAAAACATTCCTGAGGCTCAAAACAGTACTCACACTTCGGACATCTTAATTGATGCTCAAAATGAACTCCAGATCTCCAATAACATTTGGTACTACATTTTGGGCACTTGTTAGTTCCTACACATGTTAACATGTGTTGTACTATTCTTACTGTACCACCCAACGAATTCCCAGAATCATCAAGGCAATCTGCTAATATTCCTATTCTATCTAATTCATAACGATTTGTCTGTATCTCGTCAAGTAATTTAAAAGCCAAAGTCGGAATCATTTTGCTTCCTTACTTTTCTTATGCTCTTCTACTTTCTTCTTCCACTCCTCATCTGTAACTCCCGCGATCTTAGCAAACACTGAAAGTAATCCATCTTCAATCGCTAAATGTTCTGCCACACGTTGAACCATTAATAACTGATCTGATTCCTTTTCTTCTGGTATTGAATACCCAAGCAACTCGAGCGTTTCCTGACGAATATCTTCTAATTTGAGATCAAAACTTTTCAATACATCACAAGCCAAACCACCGTCTTCTCTAACAAGACCCAACAACAAATGTTCAGTTCCAACATAGGTGTGTTTCAAAGATTTAGCTTCTTCAATTGCATACAATATTACTTGTTTGGTTCTGGGTGTTTGAGGCAATTTCCCCATAGTCACCATATCTGGACCACAAAAAGATTTATCCTCCACCCTCTTTCTAACTTCACCAACTTCTATACCCATATTTCTTAATACATGACAAGCTACACCAGAACCTTCTTTAATAAGCCCTAAAAGAACATGTTCTGTTCCAATATATTCGTGATTGAATCTTTGTGCTTCCTGATTTGCTAACTGCATGACTTTCCTAGATCGATCGGTAAACATCTCGTACATTTATTAATTCCTCTTTTCAGATAAGGATGAAGCATAATTGTTAAACTTTTCACATACATACCCAACACCAGATGATATATAATAAAGCACTTGTACCAAACACCACAAAGGCCATAAACCCCCAACCAAAAGGGGTGGGTCTTTATCATCTTTATCATCTTTATCATCCTTATCATCCTTATCAGAGTATAAAAATCTACCATACAATAAACTGACAACTATCACTGACATAAGATACATGAACACCATTAGAAAAAATGCTGGTATCCCGGTTAAAAAATAACTGACGTTAACTACATCACTTTCCATTACACCCTCCTGTAATATCTCTCTGAACTTGTTTGCACACACGATCGTACATTACCACTGTTCCAGCAGATGCTAAATTCAAACACTGAGCGGTTGGTATCTGAACAACCAATTTGTTTTCCATAAACTTAGGGGGAATACCACTTCCTTCATTACCCAACAAATAAGCAGATCTTTCTGGATGACAAAAAACTGGCAGATTTCTTGCATTATCTGTTATCTCAACACAGATAATACGACATCCATTCGGAACACCTTCTTCTAACTCCTCACCAGATTGAAAACAAAAATATGGAATATGACTGGTACTATTTACAGTATCACTAGATTGCCGACGGTACTTTCTACCAACTGTGAATATAAAAGACGCTCCAAACGCTAATGCCGACCTATACAACGTGCCTACATTGCATTCGTGATGAGGATGCCATATACCAACACCAAAATACCCTCTGTGCTGCAAACTTCCCATCTATTTTCTCCTTTTCCACCTTCTTAACGCTTCCCTTCTATACTTTGCCATTACACACAAACTGTGTGTTTCAAGATCTTTTATAGTCTTTTGATCAAAAGTTATGTTTGAATCCAACGATTGTAGTAATCTTTCTTTATAATGACAATCCCAATGCCTTAACACTTCCTCTTGATATTTCCAAGATAATTTATCAAACTCTTTGAGTCCACTTTTGTAATCAAACAACCAATGGGTAATCTTCCTAATCATTCTCTTATCAGAGGTCCTATTAAGGATATCCTGTAATACCTTCTCACTAGGAGAGCTTCCTATTTGTAATCCAGGCATTATGACAAACTCTTTACTGCTTGGATAAAATTAATGTAGATCTCATCATTTATCCATTTCTTCCTTTTCAGATGCTTCTTCCAATCAACTAATTCTTTACCTTGTAATTCATTAAAAGGAATGCTATACTCAAATCCCTCTCCAAACGGCTTAATCACTAAAAACTTGCGACCACCTTCGTTTACTAATTCCCAATCAGTAGACGTTACTTTACTCTTCTGCATCATTTTCAACTCCTTAATCAATCTTCCTTCTTACGGGAAGATTGATTTTTAGGATAAATACTCACCATTGAAGGATATGCAACACCAAGATTCCCAGCGCAATAACAGAATCTATACACATTGTACGGTTTGTTACGATTCATAATCCAGTTCAACCTAGTTATTCCTTTTTCTTTCTCTTGACCATCTACATTTATCCCAACCATGCCAGTAACATGATTAAATTTACGATTATCCTCAGAAAAATCAGTACGGTCTAATGCCCTTTTATTAAATCCTTTAACTTTAACCTGAGTGGCAGTTAACATCAAAAGATGATATTGAATTCTAGTTTGGGACATTATCTTCCAATTAGTATTAATTTGATCTCTTTTATCCTCTTTGTTATAACAAGGGGATAAGTTGTCAGCATAATCTATAACTACAACGTCTGGATGCCATCCAGATACAATCAAATTATGAATCTCTGCGCGTATCTCCAATGCATTCATTTCTGATTGATGCCTAATAATAAACTTGGGTTGTGTACTACGTATATCCTTTTTCAACATACTTTTGATTGCTTTCAAAGCTTCAACACCCATCAACGGTTCTTCAAAAATTTCTTCTTCACAAATCACATTGGGTAATCCCTCTTCTGTTTTGGGAGCAAATATCTCAGTCGGTCGTGCAATTACACAAGGCCATTTATCATCTATTGATGTTAATGGATGATTAGCTGCTCTAACCATAAATCTTTCTTTGATTTGTTGCTCCGTCAAATCCCCAATTTGAAAATACAATACCCTCTTTCTTCCCATCTTATACGCTCTAAAAGCAGAATCTAATAACCAGAATGATTTACTTACTTTCTGGGGTCCACAAAAGGCAAGAAACTGCCCTCTTTGAGTCGATCCAGAAAAGAACTCCCTTAATCCCGCTTTGTACGGGATCATACACCCGTCTTCTGATATACCTTGAAAGGTTGAAACTATTGCTTCATCATCATTAAACAAATAGATACCTTTGCTAACTTCACCTTCAAAACCAGAATGTTTCGCTACCAGTTCTGTGGCCATATCCAACTGTCCACATTCTAATTTTGATCCTAGTTCATCTCGAAGGTTCTCTAATGAAACTTTTCTTGCATGATTGATAAAACTTTCTCTTAATAATGGTATGTTCTCTGATTCAACATCTCTAAAATCTAAACTATTTACCAACTTAGCAATGGTATCAGATTCTTCGTCTGAAGGTCTCTCTTTTTCAACCCAAAGCTCATATTTTGTGTATATTCCCGTATTAATAGCTTTGTTTTCTACTTTGTAATGATCTACACACCATTGAGCAATCTTATTTGAGTAAGGAGAAGCAAATAATCGTTCTTTCCATTTAGAAGCAATAAATCCTGCGAAAGCATCATTTCCAATAAGCACTTCAAGAAATCTTCTCTCTTTTTCGTTTTCATACTTAGTAATCTTCATGTGCATTATTTACCAGTTTACCACATGTTCTTAGGATCTATACCACCATTTTTCTTTTTCTCCTCTGTGATCTTCTTTGTCTCTTCCATCTTTTCGATTCCTAATTGACGTTGCCAACTAGATTCTATATCAATAAATCTTTCTTCCATTGACACTAATGAGTATGCTTTGATGTGATAAGGACTGCTTAGGTTAGATAAATGATATGTAAGAACTTTCTTAACGTGTCTAAAAGCTTCACCCCATGTAATATTATCCCTTTCTTTTATTTCTCTGACAGTCATATTTAAATGATCTGTCCATATATCTCGGTTGGAATCTCTCTTGTACTTTTTAGCTCTTTTTAATCCCATCTCAACATCTTTTGTGAAATCTTCAAGAAGATGTACCTGCGCCGTTTGGTTATTAGAGGTAGGAGTTGGTTTTTCATCTTTTGGTTTTTCAACATCATCTTTAAAACCGTCACGAGAGTGACAATTATTAGATAAGTTCTTAGTAAGGTTATTAGTTTTATATAGGACCTTTGTTTTTAAAGGTTCTTCCACCTTGGTTTTCAAGGGGTTAGCACCTTGGTTTTCAAAGGTCTGAGTATCATCTTCACTCTCGTCTTCAATTACGTCATTCTCTAAGTCAACTGTTGGATCACTACGTTCTAAAGCTCTTAATCCTTCAATGGGGATCCTAACCCATGTTACATTTCCTTGTCTATTGTCAATTTCTAACAATCCCATTTTTTGAAGGCATTCAACTGATCGTCTTCTTTTAGATTCTTTAATACCCAAATCGTGTTCAATTTTTTTAGATGGGCATCTAAACCACATTTCATGTTTCTGTAACAACTTCTTGTCTTTATCACAGTTACTCTTCATATGTAATAAATTTAATAAATATGAAAGTATCACTGCAGAAACCATATCCCCTTTTAAATGTCTAAGATGATCAAATCGCAGTTTCAAAAAAGTATTACAAGAATGATTTTCAATGACGGATACGGATTCAGTAAATTCTTTTTTAGTCATCATATGAGATTACCTCTCCATTGAGGAAATAAATTTTGAAAATAAGGAAAATAACCCTTTTCTTTTCGGTTTACGCTAGGTACAATAAAAATGTCTTCCTGTAAGAAGTGCCTTTGGAAAAGCATTTCTTTGTCTTCTTTCTTCTTTCTTCTTTGTTTTGTTTGTCTCAGTTCCCGTCTGCTCTATTCAGATCTTGAAATAAGAGAGCTTGTTGCAGGGCTCTCTTATTTCGTTTTATCGCTTTATTCCTTCTTCTTTTTCTTTTTGTCAGTATCTTCAGTCTTGTCGACTTTCTCAGCCTTTTCTGGCTTATCAATACTGAGGTTACTAAACTTTGCGGGCATCTTCAATAATCTTCGAAGAACATCCCCAAGAGATTCACTAGGAGATCGTTTAGCCGCATTCATAGCATTCCAAGTTTCAATGTCCGTAACGATATGTTTAGTTGTAGCATCGTTATTTGTTACCGGACGTCCTCTAGCACCCATATGATTTGCCTCCTTTAAATAGGTAAAATGGGAGTGAATTAAACAGTCACCGGAAACAACATGTTTCCGGTTTTTAGAATCAGGGACTGTAAACTCCTGATAGTTACTAAAGGTTTTAGCGATAATGTTCCTTGCTGCCGCATGGCCTGACGATGTAGTGTAGCAACACCTTACACAAGAGAACTTCTCTCCCTTTCTGTTTTCATTTGATACCAAACCACACTGAGGACATCTCTTAGAAGTATTTTTAGGATCAACAAGCAGAAGACAAACACCGTTTTCTTCTGCCAAACACGTTGCTCTTGATAATACTTGTCGAGGCGACCATGGTATCAATCTTTTCCTAAAATTTTTATTTCTGTTCTTTGATTTTCCTTTCTTTATACCTCTAAGATCTTCCAATGCAATCTTAGAAATAATACTCCAGGGGATATTCTTAACCACATGATTTATATACTGATCTCGTTCAGTTCTTGCTCTGCGTTTACCATTACTTCCTGGTTTCTTACGGTTTATTTTCTCACAAATTTGTTTGATGTTAGTACCATATACGTTATCTTCCAGAAATTTTCAGTGCATAGTCAAAATGTTTTAATTTAATACTTATACGCGATGTTTGAGCAGATAATTGTACTGAATGTTTCAATATTGGTTTCTTACAAAGGTTTTTAAAATTTAGTTTTCTGGCTATATTTGTTATGCTACATGCTTGTCTCCAACAGAATTGGATATGGGAATGTGTAATAGAACTTGTTGGATAAACATTTTTATACGATAATTCTTTTAAAGGTGTATTAGAATTCCAAATGTAATCAATACAGTCATTAGTGTATTTACGCAATCTACAAGTCAAAGAAAGTAGTTTCCTTATCTTTGTTTTGGTAGCAGAACCTAATGAGATTTTAACTGTTCTAATCATAACCAAGTTACGTGGAAGCATGAATTAAATATCATACCTAATCGTTCGCAGTTAATAAAGCAAAATATTTAATCTAGAAATTCCTTTCTCAATTCGGCAATCTCTTTTTGAGTTGCACATCCAGGATCTTTAGCATCAATTGCTACGTTGATAGTTGTTCCTGGAAATGGTGTTAATTTCTTACACAAATCATGAGCAACTTCTTGAGCTTGTGGTTCGTTATCAAAACATACAATTCTTACCGGGTAGTTCACCATTAGATTAATCTGTTGTTTGGTGTAACTTAACCCATATGTAGCCACAGCTCCTGGACCTATTCTCATCGCATCAAATGGTCCCTCACATATTAGGATCGCATTTCTTACAAGATCTATTCCAAACAAAGTGTCTTTGATACTTATCTCTTCTTCTTCCGAATCTGCATTCTTGTATTTCTTTGGAACACTATCATCTTCAGATATAGATCTTGTGGTCCAAGATACCGTTCGTCCATATTGAATTACCGGTATGAATATCCTCCAAGCATGGGTCGGAGAAATACCAATACCTTGTAAATTCCATAGTGGGCCTACTACGTTAGGATCAAAATCTCTTTTCTTTAAATACTTAAGATGAGCTGATAAAAGAGGACCAACTCCTACTGGTAATTTAACTCTTCCTTTTTTCTTATGTTTTGGCGCCCAGTCATCTAAAGATGAAATGGATTTAAGGTATTCTCTAACTACATTCCAAGTTTCTTTTGTTACCTCACATAAAGTATCAACAATTGAATGAGACCCACATGTCCAACAACTTGATACCCTACCGTTTTTGGCTAATCCCATTCTCCATTTACCAGAGTTTGGGCTGCACCAAGGGCAATCCACCTGAATGAAATGTTCAGTGCAATGGTGATGTCCATCTGGAGCAGTTTGTATGTTATACTTTTGTAGTATTTCTACTATGTTCATATTACCTCCAGACGTTACTGCACCGTCTGGATTAACCTAACCGGGCAAAACTACGCTTTTTTAGTTACAAGAGTCCTGAGACGGTGCCACACGTCCTGCCAGCGGTGATTAACCTTCCTTATTAGGCTTAGGAACGTTTAGTTTAGCTACACAATACAAAGTACATGAGATATTGTATAGTAATAGCCCACGATCGATCCTGTCAGTAAGGAGGTAGTATCCTGCAAAACATCCTAACACCACACCCATCCAGTGAAGCAATCCATTTTGAGTATCTTTACTCATTCGAAGTCCTTTAAGTTGTAGATGTTAGTCTCTTTTGGAAGACAATATGATTTTGCGTAACTGTTATCGTAAGTTAGAAACCAATGCCAGTTTTTAGGGAATTCTGGCACAATCTGATCTCCATCTCCATCAGTAATAACAAACACTGCTTGGGGATATGGAACTTCTTTAGTTGTTTTTTCTTTTTGAATGAATTCTTCCATTATCCTAAAACTAGTTCCCCCACCACCATATACTTTTTTAGAAGCAAGAGTGGTTTCTTTTACTTGCGTATCAAAGCATAAAAGTCTCACATCAAATTTTTCTGTGGGGAGAGTTTCAGCAGCTTGGAAAAATCTGTCTTTTAAACCAATACATGATCCGCTAGTATCTAAAAAGAAATACACTTTGATTCTATTCTTATCTTTTTCTTTGTCATCGAACTCCATTTCGGAAGGTAAAAATAGTTTACTTGGAAGAAATTGAAATCTTCTATTTAATCTAGCCCATTGTTCTTTTTGTTTAAACTCATTAGAAATATATTTGAGAGACCATTTTTTAATTATGGTTTCCCATTTTTTCTTAGGTTTCTTTTTGACTGTCTCTACGAAATGCCACTGCCCACCCGTTCCTTTTCCCGCTTTCTTATGTGTTTCGGATTCTGGAAAATGTTTTTCAATCATACTTTTAAGGGATTGTTTTTCCTCTGATGAAAGTTCCTCATCTAATTTATCAATAACTTCTTCAAAAGCGCTTTCACCAAGAGTGTTATGATCATCTACAGTATGTAGACCTCCCCCATCATCATTTGGCTTACCTCCGTTACCTGCTACTGGATTTCCATCGTTTCCTATCATAGATCCTATTGGGATTTCGATACGTTCAAACAAGTTGATATAATGTTCATAGCTTTGATCATCTCTAATTTTTGATCCATCTTTATGAGTTTTAATCGTACCATCTTTATTTTTGAAGACGGTGTCCACCCAACACAGTTCTTTCCATCCGGAGATTTTTTCACGTTCAAAACCAAACGATCTTGTCAATAGATGGTTTACAACAATATCCAAAGCTACATTACAAGCTTTTTTATCTAAGGAATCTCTGGTTCGCACACCATGATTTAGTATCACATGGAGACACTCATGTGATACTACAAATAATCTATCATACAATGTACATTTTTCCCAGAACTCTGGGTTGAAATAAAACATTACAAACTCACCACTTTTGTCAAATTGAACTGCAGCGGTGGGGATATGTGTGGTAAGAACAGGCTTTCCCATTTGCCACACTTTGTAGAATATAGAGTGGTGAATCTCTAACTGACGGGCCATTTCTAGCCAATCTTCTTTGGTAATAACTACCAGAGGTTTATCAATTATGGTCTCATTGGATTTAGCTGTCGAAGACATCTTCTACCCCTTTTGCAAACGAATTTGCATGAGCAGCTACTGTCGGAAACAAATCTTTTATCGTTGCTGTTTTTGGATCAACAAATTTAATCGTTTTGATAGTATTACCATCACCGTCTTTTACAACCTTTTCTGGAAGGGTGAAACCAGCGTCTTGAATTTTAGAGATCAGGCTATTATATGCCCCTTTAGAGTTAAGATCTTCAATAATATCGTACCAACCTAGTTCAACTGATTTTGAAAGTTGATTAGCACAATGGTTTACAACTCCAACTAGGCTTTTCATTCTTGTTGAAATGGCGACTGGAAAGGAATGTTCAAAGATGTTGTTAATAACATCTAGTGTCCATTTAACTTCCTCCCAAGTAAGTTTTGCAGGAACGTTATTTAAAACACGATCGTATGCATTGTTTCTGTATTGGGGTGTTCCCATAGGCCAGTTTTTCATCATAGCTAACTGTTGTGCCCATGGCTTGTGATCTGAAGGTTTAGTGCTAAAATGTGGAGGAATAGTAATAACAGGCCCGTTTTTTAGGCATGTTTTTAACACTTCGTTTAAATACGCGCAAAGAGGTTTGTTACTGTTTACTTGTAAAATCTCTTCTGTTACTTGTTTGAATATTGGAACTGAATCAGATTTTACAACCACATATTTCGCTAATGCTTTGTCTTCTGACATCAAACAAGATAGTTTTTCCGAAGGAATTAATGGTAGAAAGTATTCTCTAAAGTTTGGTTGTTTTAGAATATGGTTAATAGCCATTTCGTAATGGTTTTCGTTACTTAGGTATGCAATAGCAGCGTCTTTATTCTTTTGGATAAGATATTTTTTCAAAACTTCTTCTACTGGTTCACTCTCCAACACATACAGTAATTTTTTGATACCACAACTATCTGGAAGAATATCGTGAAGATCACCTTTAATCTTATGCATTTTAAGTGCATATTCTAATCTTCTTGGAGAGACTTCTTTCTTCACTTCTGCTGGTAACCCATTCCACCATTCAATAGACCCAGATGCAATTTTAGGTCCATACACCTTGGTGAAATATGTTACACTAGGACGATATGGAATTTCCACTCGAACATGAAATCGATCGTCTTGGGCAGGATCAATTTTTTCGACGTTATAAGTTTCTTCTTCATCTACTGGATTTTGAGCTGCCCAAATCACTTTAAGATTAGGAAATAATCTACCATTGATAGATTTAAATTGTTGCAATTCCATAACTGCATTGCGGACTTTTGATGGTGAGTTGTGAACAAACACACCACATTCAGTAGCGAAATTATGATAATTATCTACAGTCATATCGTACACATCTTCAACCCCATCAAGTTCGATAGAAACGATTTTATGGTTGTTTTTACTTTGTACAAACAATAAGTAGTTATCAAATGTGCCAAAATATGATAGTAGTTTTTCTAATTTAGGTGGTGCGTTACCTTTTCCTTTGATTAAAGACCTTTCAAAAGAATATGATTCAGGAGTTAGCTTGATACCTTTTGTTATTAGAGTCAAACCAAAATTTATACATTTGGTTTTGTACATTTTTTCGTGAGCTATAGTTTGATTAAAATCAAACTGTCCATTCTCCCAACCGTTTTTGCAGTTATTAGCTTGCGCTTCTTTTGCCCCATCTGTAGAAAAATAATTTTTAGAAAGTTCTGATCTGATTTTTTTGTACGATTGACTTATTTGCCTTGTTTTAGCCGAATTTGTATGTGCTTTTTTCATTCCTTCCTTTGATAGCATTGATCTAAAAGAAAGATCTGGATGGTTTTTATGTGCATTTGTACCACCATCACTACTGCGATAAACTGCTAAATGATCATTAATGTGAACTCTTATAATGTTCTCTGGAATATTGTTTAATGTGTTTTTATCTAGATGATGTCGTTGTATACGTTCATCTACGCAACAATATTTATTGTTAAGCAGATTAAACTCATCAGAAAGCCAATGTGTGTATTGCCATTTGTTATTTTTCCTGTTTGGTTGTAAAACCTGTTCATATCTATTATTTATTCTTCTATGTAAAGGCATTAGAGATTCGCCAACTACTAAATCAGAAGCAATTTTATATTCGCCATTTCTTGTCATAATTGGATGATCTAAAGTGCATCTAATACATTGTCCATTGTCTAATGTTATTTTGATTAATTGTTGATTTTGTAGAGTGCATCTAGCAGAATGCCCGCGGCCGATAACTATTTTTTGTAGTTTTGTGTCATAACTATACACATAAAATGAATCCTTTTCTACCAAATCTTTGATTTTTGTTAGAGACCCATCTAGGAGGGGTATTTTAGTGTCACCTGAAATGCAGCGATTGAACTCATCAAGGAAAATAGCTTTGATTTTCCCTTTTGCTAATCTCTTAGGTAGGATCATTTCCAAATAACTAATACCATCATCATCTTTAACTTCTTTGGGAACACCAATAAAATCCACCCAGGGATCTAATGTAGCCGCACTGAAGTATAGATAATCTTCATTTTTCACTAAACCATATCGTTCAAAACACGCACACACCATCGCAGTTTTTCCAACACCATGATGTCCAGTGAATAGAACGTTGAGATCGTGTTCCAACCAGAAATCCAATTTGAAATCAGTAACCAACACACCCATTTTCCACTCCTTAAAAGTCGCCACCATCAACTAAAATTGAAGCTTGAGGTTTAGTAAGATCTAACTCTTTTAGAGTAAATCTTTCGTACTGCTTTTTATCTAGACCTTTAGATTTAAGTTGTTGGTTAAACAATTCCCTAGCATCCCATTCTGATTTTGCTAATACATATCCAGCTACTGGTAATGGAGTAAAACCTTGAAAATCGTTTACAATATACACTTTCATTACTGGCATAGTAAACCTCTTTGGAAATAATTCTAAGTCGTCCAAAATAGGTTTTCCGACGGAGTTAAACACCCATAGATATCGTTTTCTATGTTTAGCAACAAAGGAAACTGATTCTTCACGTAATAAAACAATATCAATCATCGATGTTGTGTGTTTATCATTTGATTGTATTCGTAGAGTGCCATTTGTACCTTCTTTAAAGTAATTTCCGTTATGCCAAAAATCAACTGTCAGTTCCCCGTTAAGACAGAAAGGGCATTCTGGATATTCAACTTTCTTAGTCTTGCAGTTTTCTAAAAGTTCATTACCCAAAACTTCGGAGTAATCTTCAACCCAGAAGTTTACTAAAACAGGTTCTGCCTTACGAGAACCTACTTTAAAAGTAGAGTTTTCATAAGTGTAAATTGGATTCATTTATGAACCTTCTAACGGCGTTAAACCCTTTAAGAGTTTGACGTTTAGGGGATTGATGAGGCTCTTGTTATTTTTAATTATTAGCGGGGGATTTAACTCTTGCAAGTGCGACAAATATTTTTGCTTCATCAAAATCCATTTTCTGGACTAGAATTTTCATAATTGTGTGCATGCATTTATCACATAAATCCACTCTTACATGGTCGTCGTCCATACTTCCGGCGGCATCCATTTTTCTGTCTATTTTTGCCCAAATGGAATCAAATTTACATTCTTTTCCGCACTTATCGCATTCTAGAATAGATCTTGTTGTCATACTGAAAAACTCCTGTGTAATTCACGTTCCAATTCATCATAAACATCTAAGGTTCCTGAGCCATCAATTTTACCATCTAGTACCGCATCCAACACCTTTTGTTTATCTTGAAGTATCTCACAAAGTTTTTCTTCTATAGTGTTATGCGCAACTAGATAGTAAATCTGGACGTTATTTTTCTGCCCAATTCTATGAACTCTGTCCTCGCATTGTGTCATGTTGGCGGGAACCCAATCTAATTCTACGAATGCCACTGTCGAAGCAGCTGTAAGTGTTAATCCTGTTCCCGCCGCAACTACATTACCAACGAAAACACGTGTCTTTTTATTATTTTGAAACTGGTCAACTGCTAATTGTCTTTTCGTTCCAGATACACTGCCATCAATAAAAACGCATTGATCTTTATATCTGTCAACTAATAAATCTAAAGTGTTTTTGTGGGTGCAAAATAATAGTATCTTACCTACTGAATCTTCTAGAAAATTATCTATCCATTCAAAGACTGAATTTAATTTGAGTTTAGCGGCTAACTGGAGTAAGTAATTGAGTTTGACTAATGCAAGAGCTCTTTTTGCTCTTTTGACTTTTTTAGGATTTACCTGAGCCAACCATTTCAAAAAATCGGTTTTGGCTAACTGATATTCTTTTGGTTTTTCTAATGGAAGAGGAACGACGAAACGGGATTTTGGAGGAAGGTCTGTAAGTACTTCGGATTTCAACCTTCTAATCATGCATGAAGAGACGAGGCGTTGATTAAGCTCGTCTAAGTTTTCTGCTCCATCATAAACCAACCCCCATCTAGTAAGTCTTGGAGCACAATATCTTGGGGCAAAATCAACCCAACTGTCAAATACATCTGGCCTTAATAGATTAATTACATTCCATAATTCGGCGGGTCGGTTAACTAATGGTGTACCGCTAAGTGCCAGAACGTGAGGGACTCCTTGGCATAGCTCTTTGAAATATTTTACCCGTTTGACTCCTTTAATGGCACGGATGTATTGACAATTTGATACTAATACTCCATCTGCAAAGAAATTATGGTTATCCGCTATTTCGAGACAGTATACGAATTGATTTTGCTCAAAACATTCGTCAGATCGTTGTCTATTTCGTGATTCCAAAACCTTAACATTTTCCACCCTTGAGATTCTAAAAACATTTGTTTTTTTTGATCGTTTGTTTGGGAATTCAAATTTTTGTGACCGTTCCCATCTATTTCTATTCCCAACATGAATAGTTGATTTCCAACATCTATTTTGTAACATGTTGGAAATCCTGATCCTGCTTTTTGATGCGTAGGAACTGGAAGTGGGGATTTCCAATTTTCTCCTAATGCTTCTAACAATATTTTTTCTTGTTTGGTAATTTTCCCATTCCCCCCACGTTTGCCAGTCCAAACATGCAAATTCCCGTTCCGTTCTCTGGTTTGTAATATTTTTCCCACCACACCATCCATGTGGACTGGATTGTTTTCTGTCATTCTTTTGGATCTGTTTAAAGAATCTAATTTTGCTTTTTCTGATTTTTGATATTCTGCAATCCCTTTTTTTATTTTTTCTACAGTTTCTTTTGTGTACACTTTTTCTCGTATTTCTGGTTGAGTCATCCTCCATGAACATGCGCACGACGGACAGCAGAATCTTTTTGTGGATGATCCTCTCGTTACTATTTCTTTTTGGCACCACCCGCAAGGGAATTTGTTTACTGGGGTTTGCGCCTTCCACCAATTTCCAGAGCAGGTGTTGTTGCAGAATCTTTTTTTCTTCCCCTCCGGAAATTTTTCCCCGCACCAAACGCAGTTTGTCACCGCTTCGTAATTCAATCGCTTGGACATAACCTCTATTCTCCGTCCATATTTTATGATTTTCAGTACAGGTAAGTGAGCCATTTTCATGGCTCACTTTTACCATTCTAAGACTACCTATTCTATTCTTAATATAATGGGTAATCGGTTTAAACTCAACCCTTTTTTTAGCAAAAGAATATGAAGCAATTGATATTTCTAACTGATTTTCTACAATTTCCCCGATATGTAACCAACCCCTATCGGTTAACACTGGGGTGTTAAATGGAAAACATTCATCAGCAATTACTATTTTTGGTTTGATTTTTTTTAATACTGATAACCATCCACCAAGAATATCGTAGTTTATAACGTAAATGTCCCCCTGGTAAGGTATGTTCTTACCAGGGGGCTTAGCATGTTCCAAAACTACTGCTTTTAAACCTACGTGTATTCGGGCTTCTTTCTCCCAATTGTATTTTAGACTTTTAGGACAGACAACTACTACTGGACGTAAATTTGGATGATCTAAGCAATAGACTAATGATTCAAGAGATTTCCCAAGACCCATCTCCAAACCAAGAAGACATCTTCCGTTGAATTCTTCTATTCTACGGATATCTTCTTCTTGATATGAAAATGGTTGGGTTAACATTAATGTTTAATCAGGCACACAAACTTTAGTCGTCCATAATTGTTTGTAACTTCCAGTATCAAAACCTTTTATGAAGTTTTGAATCTGTTCTGGAAAAGTTAGTTGTTGTCGGTATCCTTCTCCCACGCCTAACCTCCCTACTTGGAAAGAAAACCCTTTACTGTACTTCCATGGTATTCTATGCCAAATCCATCTGCCCACTGGACACATACATGTAGACATTGCTGTGTGAGTTTGACACCCATCTTCTATCAATGCTTTAGCGATATCATCTGCTGTTTCTCCTTTTGCCGCTAGTTCATCTACAGCATTTTGGAACTTACGCAAAACATTTTCTTCTGATAAGATCAAATCCTCTTGTTTCCATTCAGACATATTTACTTTTCCTCCGGAGAAGCTTTTTGAAGAGATCGTAGATACCAATTTCTACGACGCAACTTTCGTCTTTCTCTACGGGGACTATTTTGACTATATTCTGGGCAAACCATTTGGAAGACTGCTCTACGATCTTCTTTAGAAGGAAGAATGAACTTTAAGTTTTGAAGAAGACGATCTGCCGCACGTCTACGGCCATCTCGCTTACAGAACTGATCAGGCGGCTTACAAATTGCACGTGCTGCAAAATCCACACCATCTTCTAAAGTTAGCAGAACGTGGGTGCTTCTACATACAATAGATTCACCAGGATGTTCATGATTAGGAAGCTCATCAGTAGTGTGACGAACACCAACTTGAACATTCATACCGTTCGGTAGCTTAGCTTTCATCTTAGTAAGACCTCCTCAGGTTTAAAAGAAAACAGAACTTTCAAAATCTATTAGACCAATTATTTATATCTTTTGGTTTAAACCAATATTCGTGCATTGCATCAAGAAAATCTTTTGTTATGGGATATCCAGATGAATCACCAATAACGCAATCAATACTGCAAACTGGGCACATAGCAGTTTTTCCACGATCACACCATTCTTTGATATCACAAGGTGGAAAGATAGCCCTACAATAACAACATCCACAAATTGATGATTCTTCTAAAGCGTTTCTTTGGCGAAATGTTTTTGTATGTGCATCTTCTATTTCGAAGATATCAAATTCCCCCATTGTTTAAACACCCTTTCAGCTTTGATAAGCTGCTTTGAAAAATCCTCTGGAATAGGACCGCTTCTAGTAATCTCCCATCCAGAATCCCAAAGATTGTTCAAAACTAGATTTCTGCTTTCGTTTGGGCATATTAACTCGATTCTGAACGTAGTCTGATCCTCAGTCTTGGTTTGAGACTGGTGTTTTATATACTGTTCATAAATGCCTGATAACATTTAAATCTACTCTCAACTCTCCTCCTACACCATTATTATAATATATAACTCGTTGATAGCAAAGCGTTTAATTCACTGTGGGGTAGGTTTTCTTTTTCGCACTCCAGATAGTTCTGGTTTAAACCAACCATCGTTTGAGACGATGTTTTTCATAATAGCCATCAACCGCATTCTTGCATGTTGGAACCTATTCCCAAACGCTTCGGCTTTCTGATAGATTGGGTCGTAACTAACACGACTGTAGTAATCAACATGTCCTTGTTCAAACGCATACTCAATAAGATCAAGTTGATCTTTAGAGAAAACAGTATCTAGTTTACTACGTATGAATTCATAAGAAGTTGCATACATATCAGTGTTTGATATTGTAGTTTTGAAGAGATCACCAACCGTCACATTGTTGTTAGTGGTAATGTAACTTGTAAAGCAAGCACCTAGTGCGCACACTTCACAATTGGGGATTATCTGATGCATATGACCTTGAGCACTATTAGTGTAATTAAACTGACCAATACCTATTGGTGTTCTTTTTATCAGTAGGTATATCCCTTGCTCGACCGATTTGAAATTCTTAATTGTTCTGACAACGTCTTTCGCTATTTCAAGGACTTTTTCTGGATTGTGTTCAGACATTTATGGTTTCCTCATTGTGACAGAGTAAATTGCATTTTCCTTGGTAAACATTACGTTTGCTCCCTTGTGACATAAAATCATGTCTTGATCAATAACGTCATCTATTATTTGTTTAACCACATCAGGTTTGTTTACGTGAAAGATATCAATGTTTTCGTCTTCATCAATATGAACACAAACTCCATTATCCAATACTGTAAAGTTTAATCCGGCAAGAGTGATATTTTCCTTCTTGGAGATTGTGTATTGTTTCCAGTCATCTTTGAACACGAAGGTGTGTTTATTGTAAATACCTTTGCGATCTACAGAAACAACCATTAGTACGCGGTTCTCAAATTTAGCATCAATGACTCTTTGACCATCCAATTCCCGTATTGCAATTTGCTGACATTGCTTGTTCTCTGGGAAAACTGAAACGTAGTAAGCGTCAAATAAGTTTTGTATTACCACACCAGAATACAATTTGGTGCTTTGTTCTAACACATTTGCCACAATATGAGATGAAGCAAGAATCTTGTCTTTCATCTCCATAAAAACTATTTGATACACATCCATTCCATTTTGGATATACACCCTACCTTGGTATTCCATTATTTTCTGACCGCAACAATAAAATGGAATGTCAATATCGTTGGTAATATCTTTAATTCTCACCAAGGAATTTTCTATCCAAACTCCAACTGGTAAATTAGTTCTTGTAAATCCCATAACAATTTTGGGATTTGGATTGACAAATTCTTTTTTATCCACATAGATCTTTTGTTCGGTTACAAATACTTCCCTTCCAGAAGATTCGTAATATTGAATAATAGGAAACGGAAACTCTCTAATCTTATCTATTGTCAAATGCTTGCCACCAACCACTTTGATTTTTGGTGTAATTACATGTACAACAGACATTAAATCTGTAGGGGGAGCAACTCGTTCACCTTTATCTAATACGGCTTTATACCATTGCAGATAACTGTCTGGTAATACTGAAAACGGCTGACAAGCGGCTTTAGGATATCCAACCTCAGTATTAAACACCGATACGTTATTTTTCATCCTACTTTCTAAATCAGGAAAGTTAGGATGTTTCCCTTTATATGGGTGAATTCCAATAAACATTTGAAACGATATAACCGCAAAAGAGAACCAATCAGAAACTTTTGTAAACTTCCCGTTACAATGACGGTCTCTGATACTATCCATGATTGCCATTGCTGGATAGTGTGGTGTCTGGTAACTATTAACGTCTATAAAATAGACGTCTTTAAACATTTCATCAACCAAGAAGTTAAATTCGTTTAAATCAACCAAAAGAATGTTATGATTGTGTACATAATGAATAGTATCTTGCATTTGTCGAACTAGATCAAGAATGCTTTCTGGTTTAATACTATTACGTACTCTAAATGCTTTTGTAAATAGTTGACATAGAGTGTATGTATCTCGTACATACTTCATTGTGTAACCAATTTCATGATTTTTAGAATCAACTATGATATCTTCTGGTTTAACAATATGGGGATCGGTCAAAACCGAAAGTTCTGTAAACTTACCTGAAGGAATCATTTTCCCTGGTTCGCACACTTTGTAAACCGTACTACCTTTTGCGTAGACTTTTCCTTCACCTCCTTGCGCAAGAAAGTCAGCAGTAGTAAGCTCAACAGATTTTGTCTTTCCTTTGACGAAGACTTTCATGGTTCCTCATAATAATCAAGACTGTGATCAACTTCCTTTTTAGGTTCTTCTTGAATCCTACGTTTGAGATAATGGTAACGCCCTAAAATATGTCCACTAGAATTTGCTTCTGCTACTACAGCGTAAGCTTCCCAGCGATCTTCCCCTTTAGCATTTAAGTAACGTTCGGTATAATTTATACCACTATCATTGTCGAAAAATACTTTGTATTCCCACTTGCCCATTTATATTCCTCCTATTCCCTATGCCCGTCAAACTGACCGCGCAGAGGTTGGTCTTTGATTATAGGAAGCTTACGCTTGTAATAGTATCTAGTAACGTGATCATATTCTTTCAATGCATACGCTTCCCACCCTTTTTCACCCATGGTGTTGGGATCACATTCATTGTCTAACATATCAACATATTCCCAAAGATCCATTACTTATACATCTCCTCTAACATTTTCTCTTGCTGATCTGGCCTCAACTTTGCCAATTTGGATGATAATTCGGAAATAGCGGGACGGTTAAAATATTCCCAAACAGTCGGTAGCATTCGTTTGCCAAAGGGTGACACGAGCGTAGATCGCTCCTGACAAACGGCTTTAAACTTTGCCGAAACTTCTTTATTCGTGTCTGACGCACGATCTACACAAGTGAATATCATACCTAAGTGATGAGGTCTTGGACAGGTAGTGTCTTCCACCCAAGATTCAATCTGTTCTAAGGGAGTATCTAAAATATAAGACCAGTCTGATCTATCGTAAGCTCCATTGTTGTCCAATAAATCCTTCAACGCTGAGGCAAATGGACTCATAGCATATTACTCCTGTTTCCTGATACGCTCTTCCACACCTTCCGATTTTGCTTTACCTTGAAGCCATGTGTATTCTGATTTCATAGAATTAAATGCAGACGAATTTAAAGCATCCTCTAAACGCATTCCTGGCATATTTTTACGACAAGACAATATACATTTATAAGTGTCCAATACTTCCTGCCACATATTCTGATCATAATCAGACATGAATCACTCCTATTGAAAAATCGTCCGTGTGTTTTATCCCTTTTCCCGCACAATCTTTTAAAAATCGTTGACACCTACGTTGAACAAATCTACCTTCCAGAGTTTTGAAATCTAACAGATCTAAAAGAACTTGACAAGCATCCAAAGGTTTATTGGTGATACTTGTGTTCCCTACTTCTTGTCGAATAAAAGACCCTAATCCATCTGATGCTATCCCTACTAAATCATAGGTTTGGATGTCAAATCCGTTTCCGTGAATACGCATACCATCAGATGTTTCAAATTCTTGAGGAGTTCTATAATAAAATCCAAGGTCTATCTCCTCTCTATTTTTATCAAAATCACGTCTTGCACGAGTAAATTTAGAACCCCCAAATTGTTTCAGGTAATCGTTTTTCAATCCTTGGTGTAGTAAGTAATAGGGATACCAAGGAGCCCCACTTTTGAACTGGTGATTCCAAATTGAAACATTTTTATTATCTCTATTTCTTGCAAAGACGTATCCATCCCCAACTATAAATGTACTTATGTATTTATTGTAATTTTGGCCGGGGTCTTTGTAGAATACTCCAAGTATTGTGGCGGCTAAACAATCTTCGTTTAGAAAAAGATTATTAACGTGATTTTTAGCTTCTTTCACTATGTTAAAAAAGCATTGATCCGTATACTCTAGAAATTGCATGCTATTCTGAAAGCATTTTACTAGTAATCTAGCACCCCAATCAGAGTTTTTAGCAGATGAGCACCCATCGGACAGTAATACTAATTCCTCATCTGCCAAAGCATAATCTTGACACTCATGATGTGTAGAGCCAATACAGTAAAATGAATCAGTGTTCATTTTTCTTCCTTAGTTTCAGATATCCATGTTTGGGGCAAAGTGCTCCACCATGGTAAATCTTCGAAGAATTCCACTTCTTTGATCATCCCGTTTTCATGATAGGAAATTTTCTTTACTTTCGGGCATTTCCCGCCACAGTGATATATCCCGTTACCGCAGTATTGACAGAAGTCATTTAAATCATTCATTTAGAATCTAACTCCTCTCCAGCTCCGTAATTGTTAGTATCAGAGCTTTCCCAAATTATGGTGTAAGGTATAGGAGAGATAATTCCTAAATCACCTTTTTCTTGGTGCGGTCCAGTATGGCCATTTGGCAATTGACATCTAAACCGAATTGCTTCTTTTTCCTCTTCAAATTCGATACAAGCATGACATAACATGTTACCAACCTAACTCTTTTGGGATAGGAATAGGGTGATTGCCTGATATTTTCACTGCTTCTAATCCGGCGGCAAGAACAGCTGCTATGTTATAATCATTATCATCATAAAGGATATGACACCCTATTTCTTGCATCTTTGCAACTTTATCGTTAGCTATCATCTCAGGGGAGTTCATAGAAGGTCCCCCTGGGAATGGTCCTACAAATATTCTATGAAATCCAGTCCATGGAATGTTAAGTGCTTTCATCCACGAGAAATATGTTTCATCTGTAGGAAGATATCCTGCTGCTGGGATAATATGCACTTCATGTCCTGCCGCTATTAGATCACGAGCAAGTTGTCTGAGGTGTTCATTATTTTCGAGACTACCACCCCAATCAAATCCAAACTTCTTTGTTTCAAACCCTAACATTTATCACTCCAAAATATCAGGTTGTTCACCAAACCAAGTATCAATCCTAATTTCTTCTTCTGTTTGTTTTATCCACTCTAAAGTGTTTTTAATACTAGAATGGTAACTGTTTTCACGATCAAATTTAGAGGAGTTCTCTACAAAATCCACGCAGTTTTCTCTAAGTCTCTCGTAATATTCGTCTAAGTCCTTTTGTAAATTCATTACTGGAAGGCGTTGCTTTAAAACCTTTCCTGATTCTGCTTCGCATACGAAATAAGCGCTGTTTACCCATCCCCTGTTCAATCCCTCACTAAATTGAACAGGGGATGTTATCTCTTTACCATGGTCGTAAATACACTTATGAAAACGGTATTCGTACCGCATAATTTACCCTTTTAGAAAGTTAGACTTTGGCTTGGACCACCTGTTCCCAACGCTTGAGACTGGCTAGAAATACTCTTGCTAACGAAAGCGGCCAATTTAGCCAAGGTTTTCTCCGAAGCGTCCTTGAGTTCTACAAACTGGGTGAATCCGGCCATTTTATGAAAATCTTCTAATCTAGCTTTCAGACCAGCATCTTGGATGTTGACGCCAATTAAAACGGACACCAAGCTTTCCAAAGACTCACTCTTAATACATTTAACAAAAGATTCTTGAACTTGTTTTGGTGTCAGTTTACTTTCATTATCATCCCCATCAGTTAGAACAAACACACAAGCGTTGCAATTATATTCGTTGTCATTAAGTTGTTTTGCGTAATCAGCAGTGGCTTGGATGGCATCACAAGTTGCATCAAACAAAGCAGTACAACCTGCGGAGCGATAACATCCGTCGTAATCTGCAGGATTACAGGATTGAAGAAGTTTGAACCCGTGAACCTCTCTATAATTGGTGCCAAATGCTACTAGTCGTAACATAAGATTGTCTGCTCTCGCAGAATATCTACAGGCCTTGACTATTTCTTGGATACACTTTTCCATCTCTGTTTTGAAACCTTCTGTAGAACCACTTTCATCTAGCACCATAGTTACCAAAGTGTATTCAGTGGCTTGGGCTAAATCCGCTAACCGAGTACCAGTATAACCAAAATGGGTTCCTGGGATCTTACGGCTTTCCATCACATTATCATATTTAGGCATTGTTTGGACTCCTTAGTTCTTTACACGTTACTGAATGATTATTCCTGTTACAGTTTCAAAAATTTCATCATCCTCATTTGCGTCTTCAATCCACCAGTCAAAACCGCTTACTGATTGCATTTTATGGATAGGCTTTTCTTTTTGGATGTCAAATACTGGAGTTAAACTACCATCAGAATAAGTGAACAACACCGCGTCTGGTGGCAATAATTGAAGCATCTCAATCATTTTTTGAGCTGTCATCATGATTTATTCTTCTACGTTAAAAACTATTTGAATATTGTGGTTGACATCAAAACACATTTTTATTAAACTTTATCGGTCTTTACAAGTATTAGCCAAAGGAAAACCCTAATGTTTAAACATTCTTATGAATATGTATATAATTTTTTCAAAGACCAAGGTTGTGAATTACTGACACTACAATACACGAATACAAATCAAATCCTTTCTTATAGATGTCCTTGTGGGAAGATTTCAACAACTCGTTTTCGTCATATGAGAGGAGGTAGAAATCGATGTCGAGACTGTTTAAACAAAAGAGCATATGAAAAACAATTACAACAAAACGGTGGAATTTCTCGGTTTCAGACAAAAGAATTTCTCGAAAAAAGAATACAGTTATGGCGTGAGAAATATGGCACTGATAATCCTCTTCAAAATGAACAGGTAAAAGAAAAACGTAAACAGACAAACCTACAGCGATATGGGGTCGAAAACGTAAGCCAAGATCCTGAAATCAGGTCCAAACAATTGCAAGGTATGAAAGATAAATATGGGTATGAATATTCCATGCAAGTTCCTGAAAGCAAAGAAAAATTCTATGATACTTTGATGAAAAATCACGGCGTTCGTAGTTTAGCAGAACTTAGTAATAGATGTTCAAAAGAAAGCCAAAGATTATTTTGGTAAATACATAAGTTACTCCCCAATCGAATAAACGAGAAAACATATTTTGGAGAACATAAAGGGGAATTTGTCGTTACATTTTACAAGCTTAACTTCCGTTTTGACTTTGTAAACACCATTCTCAAAAAGTGTATTGAATACAATGGGTCGAAATTTCACCATTTACCAGAACAGGATGACTTGGAAACTGGGTGGAACACTTTCTATCCCGATGTTATAGTAAGAGATTCTCGAAGAATAGAGGCATTTAAAACTGCTGCCATAAAATCCAGAGGGTACGATTTATTAATTGTTTGGGATTTTGAATTTCTCAAAGATCCTAAAACTTGTATCGCAAAATGCGAAGACTTCTTATTAAGCTAGAAAATCTTTGGTTGTTGTTAACTGAAGTTCTGTTTTCCCAATCTTCTTTCTGTCTGTAGTCATTTCTTTTATCATTTGGTCGTGTAAATGTTCAAATCCTGGAACAGGACTTGTTGTATCAGTTACTAAAACAAGCTTAGAAATCAAACTGTCATCTTGAAAATAGTTAACCATATCATATAATGTATTTTTCAAACAGTGGGATGACGCTTCACCAGTAAGAAGTACAATATCAGCTTCATTAATAGTATTCAGAAAGCCAACATTCATCTGAGTGCTAGGATCATTGGGATCAGGCACGTCAGCAACAATAGCAGAATAATGTTCAGTTAGGATATTACTGCCTTTAGTAACGAAATCTACTGAAGCAAAATCTCGACACCATTCTAGCAAAGCATCCATCATCGGAGCATAAACCGTTTGGCCTTTAGTTCCGATAAGACAATGCGGTGGCCAGATACATAATGGGTATCGAGCATTCTTTTCAAGTTGACCGACGTAATTTAGCGCTTTCTTGTATAGAGACGGTTTAGTCGTCGTCCAAGCGCCGTCACGGACCTCTGGAGCACTAATAATAGAAAAGGGTTTAGGATTATTACCCGAAGAATCTTTCCAGAAAATAGGATGAGCTATGTGGACTAAATGATGCGAATCCAAAGTAACATGAATATCATCGATTTTAGATCGTAGACGGTTGACCATATTCGTCAACCTCTTCATATCCTCATCTGCTCCCTTAACATAAAGGGCACCAGAAGGATCGCAGAAATCATATTGTGGATCAATAACTACCAGGTGAATCTTCTTTGCCATTTTTCTTCTCCTTTAAGTTTTTCCTTACAGGTTTGACGGTTTAGGTATTGAGAGGGCTTTTGGTTAAATTAATTAATTTCAGCATAGAGGTCGTAGTAGTTTAGTAACCATTTAGGAGGGGATTTTATATCTCTTGGAAGAGAATTGTATCTCTTTTGCATGTACTCTAATAAATCTTGTACTTTTGGTTTAGAAATTCCTAGAAATAACAAGTCTTTGCAAAGTAATTCAGTGGTCTCACATTCTCTACAATATTGGTAACACCAATAACTTTTTCCTTCATTCCGTAATTGTTTTGCAGTGTACCAATGACAGGTCAATCCAATTAAGTAATTACAAGGAAGAAGACTGTCGTTTGCTAATTTATCGTAATGTGCATAAAACTCTAAATTAGATCCGTACTCGTTTGCATTACGTAATTCTTTTAGGTATTGCCCTTTAACTGGTCCTGATAAGCAATAAATCGCAGGCATACTACCTTTTCTTGGTTGTATATTGTAGTATTGTTCAAGTATCTTTTCACATCTTATTCTAGTTTCTGGATTACGAGAATCGTATCCTAACTCTAATGCTCTTAATGCTTTGTGTTCCATTTGCAATAATTTTTCATGGCTTTTTTGCCTCACCATAAAACTATTGTCACTAAGATCTTCTACGAGTTTGTAGGACTCTGCGTCTCCATACATAAAGAATAACATCAAAATGTAACGAAGCATAATATCCTCAATTCACCATTGAATGTTGGAAAGGAGATTAACTTTCTTTACTTCGTAAATGTATCTGTATTCAGAATCTTTTAGCTTTGGGGAAACTTTACATGTATACGTGCCAGCAGCAATAAATCGAAGATAAACATCTCTTGTGCAGTTTATTCTTTCACCTTTAATGGACCTAACATAATACTGATTGTTCTCAATTCCCCGTTCTAATAATTGAAATGTTTCCCAATTAGATGTGATTGGATATTCATTAACTAGAAAATAGATAAAACTGCCAATTACAAGAATTAACAATAACCCAAAGAAAATCCTAGCACTTCCTTTTTCGCTCATTAAGACATAGCCTCTTTGATTTCTTCAAAAGCTTCTTCAATCCTATCTCTATCCCATCCACAATCTACTAAATATTCTTTCAAACATTTTCTATGAGTTGATATGTATTCTCTACCTTGTTCGAATAACAGAAACATCACATCTTTCGGCGGATGTAAGACAAGGTTAAGAACTTCTTTTGCATCTGAACTAATATCTTCCATCCAATTGTTGGAATGGTGCTCCTCTTCTGTAAATTGTTTGTTTCTGTTTGATAATTTGTTTTCTATTTGTTGTTGTCCATCAGAATCTAATTCTGAGAATGATAAAGGCTTCATCTTCTTGTAGTTTTGGCGTAGTGCATTCTTCAACGCAACCCAGACTCTAAAGCCTATGTGGGTGTTGAAACTAGCAATATGATTATCAAAATTAAGATGAGCTTTTACGAAAGCTAGATTAGCATCTGACAGAGCTTGCTCTTGATCGTAGAGGACTCCATTTCCGATCATATTCCTTATTTGATAGTGTATTAAAGATTCTACTTCCTCGTAATCTACTTCCATTTTGGATCTGACTACGTTGTCAGTCATTCCTATCTCCTTTGAAATAAGGCAATAGTTGGAGATGTGTAACCCAATGTGAAAAGCGGAATGGTTTGTGACTGACAATTCAGCAATGAATTGTTTAATCAGACATGCATTTGTTCAGGCATTTGGAAGAGACATTTAATCCATGATGGCGTTTTCCCTCTTGAGAATACAACAACACCTTTTATGTGACATAGTTCAAGATGAATTTGTTCATTATACAATTTATCTCGTAGTTTTGTTATTGATCCTCCTGTGGTTAATACATCGTCTACGAGGAGTACAGGACCGATTTGACTGACAAAAGGCTCCAAACGTTCTTGTAAGGGTAAACCGCCTCTAGGGACTCCCAGAACTCTGGAATACGATCCTACAAGTTCTCTCACCATAATAGCTAACGTGTCCCAATCAGCGGAAGTTAATGCGTCGCATTCGATTTTCCATTTTGATTCTTTTCCACTATTAAGAGTGAAACATCCTGATTGAAAAAGACTTAGCATGGAAATATTTTCCACTTACCACTCCTGATCTTTTTGAGTTTTAGCCCTCTTCTGCTCGTTCTCCCAACTTTCTAAATCGTACTGATGTTGCTTCCAAGCCGGATCTTCGGGATAAGACCAAGCGAATCTCATGGCGTACGGATAGTACCCAGGAGCATCGGTAGTCTGCCAAACACGTTCTACATAAATCGACTTTTGCTTAGCCATGAAAAACTTATCCTCTTAAACCGATCTGTTTAAAGTAAGTAAAGAATCCACCCATTCCAAAGCTTCTATAGAATCATTAAATTTCTTGGATTGATAATGTTCTTTCCAGCATTCACAATAAGGGCAATCGTGTTTTGCACCAGACCCATACATCATCTTTATATAATCACCTTTCCACCCCTTACTTCTATCACTTCCATCGTCAGGTTCCCACATAAATGAATTATCGTCGCCTTTAATTCTAATAGCAAAACTAATTTCTAATTCCGTTCCGTTGATTGGGAAATTTATGACATTATGCCAAAAGTTCCAGATTGTCCATTCGTACAAATTTATTGTGTATGGTAATCCTAATTTTAATTGGATTGGATTAATAAAAGAATACATCCAATCAATTGCTTCCTCTTTAGTCTTCTTCATTCTCCAGACCCTTCTAAATAATGATCTAAATCAATTTGATCAATTTGACATTCCCTCTCATATTGGGGTATACGTTCTATTTGTACAATCATTTCTTCGGTGGTCTCTTCTCTGTTCCACCATTTACTGTAAATTGCGTCTACCATACTTTCAACTACTAGCTTCCAGTGCATCGACCTCACCCTCCTTAGACCTTCTCTGCTCATTTTCTATTCCTTCTAACAGTTTTTCAACCTCTCCTAGTAATTCTTTTCTAGCTTCTTCTCTAGGAGTATCATCCCAATAGTTTAGAAAATATCTACAAGCCGCAGGTTCTCCTAATGTTTGATCTAATTCAAAACATTTTTTAGCAAAGAAATCTTCTACATCTGCTACAGTATCTAATTGATCTCCTTTCCAACCACAAAATCCTAATGGACAAGCCGCTTCTACTGGCCAATCTTCAACGCATTGTAATGGGGGAGGAGAAGTTGTAGCCCCCTGAATTAACATTGGATCATCTACGATTAATGCGTCCCTTAGGACTATAAGTTGTCTGTGTGTAAGAATTTTAGAAAGCCCTTCACGTACAACATCTTTCCATGTTAAATCGGAAGACATATTGGTTCCTTAAAAAGGGTGCCTGATGGGAATTGAACCCATTCCTTCAGACTCACAATCTGACGGGCTAACCATTACCCCACAGGCACAAAACTCCTTACAAGTTTGACGGTTAATACAATGTTAGGGCTTTTGATTAATTTGATTTATATTTTTCAGGGTTCAACTCTCGATCAGATCTTGGCTTTGTTCCATTTATAAGATGATTGTGTACTTCTTCAGATGAATAAAACATTCCTGCTCTATAATCTTTAATAGCTTGTTGATATTTGTTTTCATCACAATTAGGGCAATCCCACCCTTCTGATTCCATAATTTCTTTGACAATTTCAGGTCTATCAAATACAGAATAATCCATTTTTGATTCAAACTCAGCTTGACATACTGGGCAGATTCTGTTCATTTATAACTTCCTTTTTAACAAAATATCCATAAACACATCTTGTACCATCTCGGGAGCAATCACTTGTGTCATGCAAGACGCCATCAATAACTGCCGTAAGATGTTTTGACACAACCACAATTAATCTACCTTTAGGTAGTTCCTCTTCTTTTAAATGAAATTTACATCCCGATCCTATCTTCATAGTTGGAACCCACAAGTAACCTATACTAAGAAGATATTTGGTGTAAGTATGTTTGTATACACCATTTCTAGCGGAAGATTTATCTTTTTTAATTTTACCGATGCGTTCTTTTTTAGCCAGTTGATTTAAAGCTTTGTAGACTTCTTTGTAAGGAAGACCAGTAACGATACTTATTGATCTACAAACACAATCTCCAGAATTCCCTTTGAAGCCCGCTTCTTTTTTACCACCATCGTTATATACGTACTGCATAAATTAATAATTATTTACCAGAACTGATCACAAGATATCACTTCTAATGATTTTATTATTCCCTTTCTTTTTATCTCCTTTATGATGGTCCACTGATTTCCATTCTTTCTTGTCCATTATGGCGTTTATTTCCTTTACGTTCAATGGGTAGAAATTATGACAATCTACACCACAATCAAATGATAAACTATTGGGGTCATCAGGAAGAGTTCCATGAGAATGTCCATATAAATGCCAAGAACCGTGATGTGATTTATTCCACACTTTTAATGCATAGTGACATAGAGTAATGTGTTTACCATCCACATTTATCTCCATCATATCTTGACAATTTACAAATTGGGATTTAAACAAATTATCTTCACGGCTATGATCATGGTTCCCCCATATTAAATAGATGTTTTTACAATTAATCTTCTCTCTGTAAAAACGGGCTTTTTCTCCAGCGGACTTAAATCCTCCGCCCAGCGCCCAATCCCCTAAAAAATAAAGCGTATCGTTTTCACCAACTTTGGAATTCCATCTCTGAATAATAGATTGATTCATTTCCTCTACTGATTTAAACGGGCGGTCGCAATATTCAATTATTCGTTGGTGTCCAAAATGGCTGTCTGAAGTAAAATAAGCTGTCATTAATTTATTTCCTTGTATTTAATTCCAGGTCTGAAAGACATTCCATATTTAACATATCTAATCTCATAAGGCTTTCTTTTATACCTTTTCCCATTTTTGTAAGCCCCGATGAGTTTTAAGCATTGTTCTTGTTCTATCCAATCACCATCATAATTAACAATGTCAAAAATAAATCTTCTATATTAATAGAATCTTTAGGAATTGTGCTACTGAAGGATTTAGCTACATTATTTGCGTGTGTGATAATATTACAGTTACATGGGTGCCTAAGAATTTCTGGGAAAATCTGCAATTCAAATCCTGTTCTTCTATTTAATTTGTGATCTCTTACAACACCTTTTGTATTTTTATATTGGTGAAATACACCGTGAGTTTTTATTAACTCAATTTGGGATGTATCCACACATGTGTCAAACATTTTAGCAATCCAATTAGAAAGTATTCCATAAAATGCATAATCTTCTTTAATTTCTAAAGGAATCCAATAACCTAATTGTTCCATCGTCTTTCTAAATTTTGCATTATATTCTGGGGTGAATTTTTTAGAAGAAGAAATACTTATTCGCCGTTTTTCTTCTTCTGTATGAGGTCTTAATTTTAATCCTTTGTGTCCTTCACTTATTCTTTTTATAACTTCTTCTGAAAATTTCTTTCCTCTATTTGCGATGCCTGATTGCATTCTCCATCCAGATAATAGCTCCGTCTTTCTTCCACTTGTTTACAACTTGCCCTAACCTATCAAATAACCATACATCAAATCTCGGACACTTATTGTTATCATATCCTCCTTCTAAGCATGATTTATAAAGGAGGTATCCATCTTGGACATGTCCGTGTAGACATTTAGAAAAATCTTCAACCACTCCCATGTAATTATCCCAAGCTTCATCTAACTCTGGTGGTACATCTTCTTTGTCATCCACACAGAATTTACTAGGTTCTTCTGTTGGTTCTAATTTTCCATCCCATATAAAAGAAGGAGAGTTGAAATTAACCAACCCCCAATCACCTTCCTTCATCTCGTTGCCATTTTTACGAGCTCTTACTAACATCCACTTTGGGAAAACCTCACCAATATAATGAGTATCAGCACTACAACATTCACACATAATTAACCCCTAAAGGTGAATTGTATTTTCTTTTGGGTTCGGCATAACCCATTTTTCTATATCTATTTAGCGTCTGCCCAATACATCCTACTGATGTATTGAACTCAACTGCTATTTCTTTCATAGTCTTTCCTGACATAAAAAGATCGTTTATAGCCTTATATTTTTCTAGAGTCTTTTGTTTTCTCTCCTCTCTTCTTTGTTGTATGTTTTCATTCCAGTTTACACCAAGAACTTTAGCGACCCTCCTTACCTCTTTACATCCAATCCAATCAGCAATTTGGTTTAAAGTCACTTTACCTTCTTGGTATAATTCTTTTAAATTATCTGATACAACTGGCATTTTCAGCTTCCGTTCTCGTTCAGTTAAATCTTCTCCTAATCTTTGAGATATCCTATTGATAATCTGCTGCACTCTTTGCTTGCTAATTTCATGGTCAATAGCTAGGGATTGTAAAGTTTCTCCGTCTTTAAACTTTTTGTACATATCCATGTTTCTTGGGCACATCAATTTTGAATCATTATCTTGTATCTGTTTAGGACTTGCCACATATTTTAAAACAGATCTTTTATTATCTTCATGGATAGATTTATGTTCTTCTTCCGATAGTCCCAATCTATCCAATTCTTCCTGTAAATAATAATCGACATTCTGAGTAGTGATGTTATACAGTTTAGAAATTCTATACACCGATACACCAGCTAGATATAATCCTGTCCAAACCTGAGCGCATACAAATCTAGCAAGAGGTGGGTTTAGTTCTTGGACGGTTTTAAGATGTGTTCTAGACAAATCAATCATTTCTTTCCTCCTATTACTAAAGGTTCCTGTTTAGTTACATCCATTTTGTTCAATCCCAAATTCTTAATCTCGTTAGATGATAATTGGCGTTTTGCTATCGCTCTGACAGGCTTACCATGAAAGTTAGTTAATTCCCAATTAGATCTTATTATTGGAAATATTGTATATTTAACATTTTCCTTTTTAGCTAAGTAATCTAATACAACATCAGAGTTGTCGTAATTCAAATAGTATTTGTTATTTTGGGGAGAATCAATTAATGGTTTCACTGTGATTTCAAACCAACAATCAAATAGTTTTCGATAGTATTTGTTATCGTTTTCGTTGAGCCAAATCCCTTTTGGTTTAATCTCAACTTGTTGCTTAAACCGCTGGTTAAAAGTCAACCCTTTGGGTGCTCTTTTAACGATCCCGTCTCTTGGGTCAACATAAGCAACGTCGCTAAAGCTACCTTCATATTCAATGGGACGATATCCCTCAGAATCTTTTCTATACCCTCCACGAGCGTCAGAATGATATGGTTTTCCATCACGGATCACAACTTTGGTTACCAACATATCCCAAAGGTGATCTTGAGCGTGCGATCCTGATAATCCGGTAGGACGAAGAACCTTACTTATTTCGGCAAATACTTTTGAGAAGGGTCTTCCAATTTGACGGAAGACAAATCCACGGAGAGGGCCAAGCACATCAGTAAATTGTTTGTTCTTACCCCCTTTTTCTCTAAGGGGAGCTCGTTTAGGATGATCTTCTAACGGAAGTTTAGAATCCCTTTTCCTAATCCCTTTTTGACGGCTTCTATCTCTTGAATTGTTTCTTGGCCGTTCAGTAATCACTTTACCCATATCTTCGCGCATCATTTACCTTCTTAGAGATGTTTGTTGGCCTAGATATATTCTTGGCTATCAAATATTTTGACATAGTTTTACTATCTGTAACTTTCTTAGGTGTTGGTTTGGTATTAGATCTAAGGTTTTCAAATGGATAAATAATACCATGTGGTTCTGCATCTGAATAAGGGGGTAAGGTAGAATCACTTATACTATCCCAGAAGAACCATTTATTAAAACCATTCGGATGTTTTCGTATATACTCAGCCTCTTTGAGATAATTGTGATCTTCTAACCAGTCTCCAAATACTAATGCATCGTTAGTATCTGTTAAATCCCATCCAATATCACCAGCCAATTGTATTATAGATGCACATGTTGTAATATGGTGAAATACACGAGTTTCAAAATCAAAATAAAGGGAATTCAAAGAGTTTATCATGTTTTTCTGGTACTCAAATAATTTACTATTTGCCATATTGACCAGAGTTGATCCGGTAGTGGTCACTAAACTTCTCCAGTGGTTATTCTCTTACGCATTTTTCTATTCCAAATAGCACCTTTTGTCTAATGAAGCATTTATCTCTGCGGATAATTTCAATCTGTCAATTAAAATTAATTTCAAAGAGTCATCAAGCTGATATACTGCGTCACAATACATACATAAAACATAATGGTCTTTTGATGGGGGACGTTTGTCTGGACAATTATCTACAAAACAGTCAATTTCTCCATCACATTTCAAGCATTTACTACTGGGATTAGTGTAGATTTCCATAAAACCCCTTATTAGTTTGACGGTTTAATCACTATTTGGGCTCTTCTTTTTTATTTCCAATACATTTGGTTAGTAGCCAATCAATTTTACACATTGGTAATATGAAGACCATAATAAATAATGCTACTGTTATCCCTATTGGCCAGAAAATAAAGAATATAATAGCCGGTGGGGTTGATGCTTTTGGGTCCTCAGGAGGAAGCTTTAAAAATTTGTATACAAATACTGTAGATATAAACGCCGTCAGTAAGTAAGCTACAATACTCCCAATCCAAATAAACACTTGTCCAGGGATAGCAATCTGAAGGTCGTTAATAAATTCCCAATCCATTTTGGCCTTCCTTTTTAATTAGTTTCATTTCTACTAGCATCTCGTACAATTTGGGTAAATCACAAACATAAAATCCGTATTCTACACTACCGCCATAGTAGTCAGAATGATGTTCTGTATCGGATAATACAGAATGATTATATATTCTCTTGTATTGTAAAAACGTAATGTTAGGACAAACCCTTTCTAATACATCGTCAAATTCTTTGAAAGAAGTAGGCGGAGTCGAAGCAGAAACCGTGTGTTTCTCTGGTCCCCAACAACTTCCAGTAGTTCCCCCCAAACACCAAGTGTCAGATTTCATTTTTCTTCTTGCCCTAAATCATTTCTACCAGCCCAAACTTTCCATTCTGGCTTTCTTTCTACTTTTTTCTTGGTGATGTTTTCTTTCTTCATAAAACCTTCTAACATCTTTGGATCAGGTTCTTGTAATAAACAATTATCTATAGTGATAAGAGAATCTTGAGATCTTCTATATAGATCATTCCACCTACATGCTTCCCTATCTAATTCCCACCAAACAAGTTCAAATTCGATGTTTTGTTTAGCATATCCTCTACGGCAACATATGGCATTGGCAATCTCTTGCACCTGACAATTGGTTGTAATTAGACCATCTAGAATAATCTTCTTAGCATCCCGATCTAATAAATGATATACTTGATTTGATATATCATTCAATGCACGTTCTTTAACTTTATGGGATCTAGTCAGTTTGTCTATATCAATTACGTACGCTCCTCTTGTCTTTAACCATACATTTCCTGTTTCCTCTTGAGATCTAGCATAATGAGTTTTACCAGATCCCGGAATCCCGTATAAGAAGATAATCTGTTTAGTCATTAAATCCCTCCTGTTACCAATCCTTAAAATTGGTCAGATTAATCTCATCCTTCGTTATGTTGTTTCTTACACCTATTATCATCCCTAAAGACGTTGGAGTATAGATGTAAGAGTAGGCTCCACCACTACATCCATAATATGGTTCATCCTCCTTCAACCACTCCGGGTGGTAAAGGTTCTTGTCCTTTTGGTTCTGTGCTACTTTCAGATCCTGTTCTTTCATCCATTGGTTTAACTTGACTGTCTGTTCCTGATCCAGATTCAACATCTTTTTTCTTTTTCCTCTTCTTTCCTTTATCTTTTCTTCTTCTATACTTTTTACCTTCATTACTAGGTCTACATTGTAGGTGAATGACTTTAATTGCGTACAATCTTTGCTCGTCTGTCATTGTTTTTAAACAGACTCGCAACATCTTGAAGAGAGTAATAAGAGGTTTATTTCCCTCTCCTGCTAAATACTTCCATATACGCGAAAAGAAATCTTCTACTGATAACTTGGTTGGATCTTTTTTCTTTTGGGATTTCATCTCTTTAATCTAATTTGAAAGGATTAGAAGTAGTTTTAGGTGTGTAAGGTTTGAAGTATCTTATTTCTTCAGAATCTTTAATTTTTACAGTTAGTTCTCCTGTATCGCACCTTTGCCTTACAACAGTGCATTGAACCTCGCTCGTAGGTTGTCCATTATCATCATATAATGTATATGTCTGATTCTGCCATACTCTTCCCATGGTGGTTCCTCGTAAGCAGTTAATGGTAACGGTTTAATTAATAGAGACCCTCTTAAAGTTTGACGGGTTGGGTAATGTTAGGGCTTTTGCTAAATTAAGTTGTGGCAATAAAAACATTATTCCATAAACTATCCTTCGTATTAGAATCCATCTTCATCTATGAAATTTCCGCATTTATCCCCTTTAACTTGTCACATAAGTATCTTTCTTTCCTTTTTTGCACATGATACGCACAAGATGTTTTTGATCCTTCTACTCTTTTTTTGGGGCAATATTTACACAATCCCTTTGCCATATTTCTTTTCCTGTATGCTTCTACCGCTCTTTGGACAGTCATTTGGCAATTACTACATCTCCAACATGATGTTTTCACCTTTCTACAGGATATACATAATCCTCTAGCTCTATATTGGAGATCTTGTTCATACGAAGGAGTCATTACTCTAAAGCACCTCTACATAATGGAATTTTTGCACTCGATGAATTTGTAAGTAATCAAACATAACGTAATTAAAGCAAGTAATGAAAATGTAATAGTTGATATCACGTTAACTTTTCTTCTAGGATTTCCAAAATAATCTACCGCGTTCCATTCATTCCAAGTTTGATATCCTGAATAAAAAGAGACTGCCCATAAAAGTAAACACATAGTTGTTGGTACAATTAAATCAACCAACGAAACTTCTAAAGATCCCATTGTATTACATCCCTTCTGCATCTGGAGCTTCATTCAACAGTTTTTGTAATTCCATCAATCTGTACACCAATAGTTCTCCTGGAGCAGGATTGTTAAACTTCTTGAGGTAGTAGTTATCTACTACCGTTTTCATTTGTTCCACTGGGAACATGGTTATTAGATTGTTAATTGCCGTCCAGGTTTTATCAAACTTTTGCATTGTCAAGATACCTCCAGTAGTCACTTCCCCATTCCTCATTTTGATTTGTAAACCGTTCCTTGTAAAGACTTTCTAATTTACATAGAAGGGTCCAATCTCCTATACAACTTTTTCCTGAATATTCTCCTTTATTTGGCTTACGTACTGATGCCCAATTATTTTCATTTATTCGTTCAAAGATTTTGTATGATTTATCAATGTCTTCAAACACTAAAACTATTCTACCATCACCTGGCCATTTCTTACCACCAATTAGCTTCCATTGAATATATCCTGTAGCTTGTATCCAACCAGCCACCCAGAAATCCTTATCTTTCATCGACGAAGGGTGGATTTTAAGAAATGATGTGTTAGTAACGGTCTTTTTATTTAGAATCACCCAATCTTTTATCTTGTCTGCATTACAAACTAGCAAGTAGGTAGGGATTCCTACTAATACTCCAATAACAGAATTCAATACAATGAGTCCGAATGACCATTCTTGCTCCATGAAACATCTCCTTTACTTTTTAGAAAGTGTGGCGATTAGTTTATCTGCAATCCTTACCGCTTGATCTACTAACTTCTGTTCGTTATCATCATACTCATATTCACTTTGCAATCCATCATTATCTAAAAAACACAGTAGTATGTCGTGGGCCCATTGTTCTCGCACTGTAACTTCAATATCACACTTTTCGCCAAGGTGTTGCTTCTCTTCTTTCCTCATCTAAATCATCCACTTTAACAATTTTTGAAAGGTTTAGTACTGATAGCATTTCTGTTAGCACATCACACAAAGAAGCTTCTGCTTCCCATCTAGAATTATAAGCAGTGTTGAAATGTCTTTTATATCCTCTTAGAGCATCGTATACAACTGAATACAAAGTTGAATGAACTTCACCAAAACAATTGAATGGGTTACGCCAAAGCCAATAATCCTCTGCCTCTTCTGGTCTTTTGTTATGTAATGCCATCCATCTTTGACAGTATGCGAGTTCAGTATTTCCTTGATCTTCCAACCAATCTGCGTAAACTAATCGAAGTTCGTTGTTAGAATAATCTTGTTCTAACATGGCTTTCCAAGTTTCAATAGATCCAACCAAGTTTCAATAGATCCAATTGTCAATCCGTTCATATCCTAATCCCTGTTTTTAGGAATCCAACTATATCCATTCTTCTCAAAGATTCTACCATAACCTTCTTTCAACCATCGTTTGTATACCAAACTACCGTTGAAATACACATACAACTCATTTCCAATTATTTGTTTGTACCACATTGTTAACTCCCATATTCAGCTGCCGCAGCGTAGTATAGTTTAGCAACAAATGCAACCGCTTGGTTTTCAGTCATACCTAATTTCATCAATTCTTTAGCAGCATGTAAATAATCTTCTCTACTATCATCTTTCCACCACTCACCATTTACTATATCGTCAATACGATCTTCCAAAGATGTCATATAACCCTCTAGTATTTAACTTTGGATAACTCCACAGCTTTGTTTATATCGTCTTCACTTACTTCAAAAGAAAACAATTTGGATAGATCTTGCGCGATCATCTTAGAGGACGGTCCCCATCCTACATCTGGGTTTGCATTGTCCAGTGCAACAGCATATACAATCAGATTAGCAAATAGTTCTAATTCTCTTGGTGTCATTACTTCTCCTTGTCTTTGATTCTCTCCACGAATTTTCCAGTGTTATTTTTAATATCCACTTGCCATGTTTCACCACTCACTGGAAGATTATGTTTAACCTCTAAGTTCTTTCGCTCTCCACCAGGTAACTCAACTATAGCACGTAATTCGTAATATGCCACTTTACTATACATAGAATTGATATGTAAAACTTTAACAGTCCCTCTCTTCCATTGTACATCATCATTAGAATTGGAACATCCAATAATCATAATAATCAAAGCTGTAAAAGCAATTAACCTTCTCATTCTAACTCCTTAGACTTTTGGATTGCCAACTCTTGAGAAGAACCAATCTTATTGTATAGATCTTTGGGACTATACCCTAAGTGAGAATATCCAGTAGCATGAAATCTCTCTGCCTTCCAATGACAATTATCGATACCTCCATAGCTGTCGTCTGCACAAAGAGTGATTCCATTCTCTAATACATATCCACCGTTTGGCATCTCGTGTCTATCAGTTATATGATGAGCGTCTAACTTTCCTGCAGATCGACCACACATAACACATTTGTTATTATCACGTTGAAAAACCGCCTTACGAAAATCATCTCGTAACTGTTTTTTATTCATTTGTTGTAACTCTTGCTCAACCAATTACAGTATAGTGACTACGGTATTATCTCTAACTTTAATCTTGTGAGTAGTTTCTACTGGATAAGAACCATCGCCCAAACTCTTGATCAACTGCTCAGTATTTGTATCTAATACTTTCTTTCTAATGGTATCAAGATCAAATCCGAGAACACGTTCAAAATACCTAAGTATTGCGTGTTCGCTAACTACAACTTTCTTTTGCAAATTGGAAATCATATCATCAATGTGTTTAAGATTCTTCTTATGTCTTTCCATTTCCCTTTGTGCTTCAACCATCTTACTTTTATACGCTTCCATCTCGTGTTGAGCTTCTACCATCTTAGCTTTAGCATTGGTGTGCAAAGCTTCAGTTTGATTACGGGAGGTTTGGAGATACTTCAACTCATGAGAGTCCATTTACTTTCCCTCTTTGTTAGCAAACACTTTGTCAAAAAGAAAATACGGAGTGAATCCACCTTGAATACACCCAGGAACTGGCGCCATAGTATTACTACCTTTAACATCACATCCACCCAAATTGGTCACCTTAGTATACCAGTTATCTTTTTGATGTCTCACTTTGTCAAGCATTACAATAAGATGAAAACCACCTCGTGTCACCAAAATTTTAAAATGGTCTTTGTCAAAGATTTGTAATATATGTGGCAGTTTCTCTTCTGGCTTAACATCATCAAAATCAAAGTCCACAAAAAACTTGCGGCTAACTGCTCTGTGCACCTTAGTTGTAGCTAAACTGATAGGATTAAAGTTTAGATCATTCTTGGTAATCCTTCGTGCAAGCTCTATTAGTAACTCCCTGTTCGCTTTGGCCAGCAATCTAGGGTTATACGCCATATACAGAGCCAGTGCTTCCTGAGGAACTGGATTACCATCCCTGTGCCAACTTCCAACTGGACACTGAAGCCGCATAATCTTTTGCTTCAATTCACTCCGTCGAGAAGTAAATCGGGCCAACTGACTATCATCCCTCATATTAGGAAATTCTTTACAATACTTGTGCCTACCAAATAACGAGAGGTAGTAAACCTCAGTATCCTCATCAATTTCTGGAAGAAAAGTTAGAAAATCATCTAACTTCTTTTCATCAGTGATGATTTGGTAGTATTCCATTTTACTTATTCTCTTTGTTGAGTTCTTCAATCAACATGTCAGCATATTTAACAGCAGTAGGTGCTACCATTGGATTTGCAGGGTTTATATAATTTACACCTACTCCTGATAACATTCCTTGTAATGCCATAATTGCAAAATACTCACGAATTGTCATACCATCTTCGTCACCACCATAACCTTTTGTAGGGAATGCACTGTGACAAGAATGAGTCATAATTTCACTTTCCTTTCTTTCTTTTAATCTTTTCTTTTTCGGCCCACACACTCATATAATACTTCTTACACATATCCTTTGGGTGAGTGTAAGATTCATGATCTGGAGGAGTGTCAATCATCCCTATGTCTTTCCACTTAGGATCTTTAATCCGTTCGTTACGCCATTGAGTAAAACTACCATCACCTTGATAACACCAGTGATGTCCACCGTGTCCAATTGACCCTTGACATCTAAGTTTCCACATAAAGCATTTTGAAACGCATTGTCCATGCATATTATTACCTCGCTTCAAGTGAACCATCTGGCCAAATGATCGTAACTGGCTTATCCATCTTAACTGCGTATTTAATGGTGTACCAGGTACCACCAAACTTCTGTTCTTCCATATCAGCAGGAGTAGCAATGATATGATCGGAATAAAACACAATATCCCTGTTACGTGCAAAATGCGTTTTACCTGGAAGGACTTCATTATCTACACCACTAAGTTCCCTACAATCATCAACTTCTGGGCCAGGATGAGCAATAATATGAACGGGTTTGATATGAGTTCTTCGTACAATACGAGCGGCTTGAACATCAGAACCCTTACAGGAACCATGTCGAAACACATCTATCCCAGAACAAAGTCCTTCAAACATAACGGCTTGAAGGTCAGTCATACCATGACGGGTTCCAGTAAAACCAATCGTTTTAACAAAATCATCTAAAGAAGTTTTATCCATTTCCATCCCACCTTATGTTATGTTTCTCGTAGATCAACTTTTGAATCTCAGTTAGGTTTATAGAAGATGCATAACATGATGTGAAATAACCATAAGGAGTGTGTATATTATTACATTGATGCATTGCAGGACTACAGTAATCTGCACACTCTTCCCTTCTTCCACACCAAGGACAAATATAAATCTGCATAATAAATCCAGTTTAATAGAAACGTGTAAACTACCGGCTTACAAGTTTGACGGTTTTATCATTGGAGGGGCTCTTGGAATATATTTAAAAAGCCTAAAGGTTTTCAACATATGCAAATAAAATAGGGACTCCTAAAGAGGTAAATTACTAATAGGTGAAATGTGATGTGAAACACCAAGCCCAAGTATTGTTTAACCCGTCAAACTTGTAAAGGAGTACATATATGAATAAGAAATCCAATAGATACTATGTTTACGTGTTTGTAGATCCTACAAGAGTAGGAGAATACAATTATGGAAAAGTGTGTGGAAGTATGGAATTGAAGTTTACAAAGGAACCTTTCTATGTAGGTAAGGGATCTACTGATAGACTGATATTTCATATAGAAGAAGTTTTGCGAGATCTGAATAAAGGGGTAGGTGTTTGTGATACGGTTAATAAAGCAAAATTTGGAAGAATAAAAGAATTGATTGATAACGGATATACACAAATAGATATAGTCAGTGAAAATATCACTGAGGGGCAAGCATTTCAATTAGAAAAGTTGTGTATTGTGGCAATTGGAACGGTTGCAGAAATATTAGGTGTAGAAAAAAGAGGCCCACTATTAAACATGACTAAAGGTGGTGATGGATTTGATAGTGAAACTGCTAAAATAGCAGGAGCAAAGAGTTGTGTACAGGCAGGAAAGAGATCTGGGAAGCTTCTAAAAAGGCGGTTGAAAACAGATCCAGAATTTGCTAAAAGAAATAAAGAAATACTAGCAAGAGTTGGTAGAGAAGCAAACGATAGAAGAATACAAGAATATTATATGTTTATCTCTATCTATATAGATCCCATAAAGGATCAGATAATGCAATGGAAGCGTGATAGAATGTCTGCTGTAAAGATAGCAGAAAAGTTAAATGCTTTAAATGTACCCCATTTACTTTATAGTAAGTGGACTGGAAATATGGTTCGTAAACTGTTTAGATATCTAAACAAATATTAAAATATTGACGCAAAATAAATGTTGTGAAAAATTTGATACAGTGTACACTTAGG